GGGTATGTTTTTTTCCCCGGTTTTTTGTTTGTTTTCCCTGTTTTAAGACCGTTGTAGAACGAACGAGCCCAGTTAAGATCCTTGAACTTGGCAGCTGTAGAACTTAATCTCTGACCCATACGTTCTACGTTAAGGCCCTTTTTAAGAGTACTAGCTACTTGAGTACCTCTTCTTAATATTTCTTCTGCAGCGATAAGATCTGAGGCGCCACCTGTCTCCGGTGTAAGAAGAAGTCCAACGCCAGCTTCTACCAAAGATTCAGCGGCAAATTCGCCAAGTACTCCGACAGTAAATCCTGAGTTAAGAACCTGGTTGTTCATAAATGCACCAAATCCTTTTCTTGAATCCTGTCCTTGAGCAAAAGCTCTTTCTTGATCTTCTGCATCTTTTGGATTAATTTGACCATCCCAAGCATTCCAAGGAAGTGCTCCTTGGAAAGAAATAGAAGCAAGAGACATACTATTTCGGAAAGCTCTACTGAAATGATTCAACCAGCTACCTTCTGAATTATAGATTGCCTCATTATCTCGCCATGGTGAAAAGCCTACTTTCTTGTAAACACTTCCCATATCAGCATAACGATCATAGAATACACCAGTATAATCTGCATCATAACCCCACATCTTTCCATACTTGTAAGGATCAGCAGCGAACTTACCAGCATTACCCATCTTATCAGAAAGAGCTTTGAATTGATCTTCTGTTGAAACTGGTGTACTTAAAGGTTTCTTCGGATCACCGGTAAGTCGTTGACCGTGATTAGCAGGAATAGGTGCAATATTTGCAGGCTGTACTGGAGGAGCCATAAACTTAAAAGCCTTCATTGCTGAAGGATTTATTACTCCACCTATGTCAGGGTTCTCTGCGAGAAACTCCTGATTGATTTCAGGTATGTTATCTAATGATTCGTTCTCTGGCATAGTACTATTATTTGAAACCTTTTGTACCTAATACTTTTCTTGCTTGATCTTTATCAGCATTGATTGTGTTTTGAAAAGTTTGCATATCCGGAAAAATTCCACTTACAAAGTAAGCAGCTCTAATTTCACCTGCAGCATTGAAAGAAGAAGGAGCAACTTCATTGGTCATCTTCATCTCTCTAACTTTACCTTTTTCATCAATAACGTTAGCCGTCAGAGTATAATAATCTTTACCGTTCACTTTTTCAAGAACTGCTTTAACATCCGGGAAAATATTGATAGCGAGTTTTCCTGAGCTTTCATACAAATAGTCATAACTGTTTTCTTGCATCAAAGCCATGTACTGGTTGTTAACCATACCTTTTGGAAAAGCCATAGTTATACCATTCTTGAATTTATCAACCATACCTGCAAGCGGACCAGGTTTCTCAGAACTTCCTACAAACTTCTGGAGATATAAATCATCTGGTTTGAAAGTCATTGATACTGTATTAGCATCTCCGCCAGATACTTTTTGAGCAAACCAGTTAAAACGAGGTCGTTTGTCATCCCCTTGTTTATACGGAACTTGCATATCAGCAATAAATACATTCATTGCAGCTTGAGCATCTTCATCAGACTCCTTAATAACCTGAGAACCATCACCGAAAGTAACTTTCACTGTAGGATCATTTTGGTTATCTCTATAACTTTTGAACCAATCCATACCGGCAGTTGTTTGAACACCACGATTGTTTACATCAATCGTTCCACCATAAGCATCAGCTGTATTAGCGTTACCTACTTCTCCCGGAATAGCTTTTGTACTGCTATAAAGCAAAGCCTTTTTCTTATAGCTTTTATCGTAATCATCAAGTACAGTGTACATGTTTTTACGATAATCAGCTGTAGCAAGATTTTTCGCAATCTTCTCTAACTGTGCAGTATTCTGAACAACTTTTTGTTTAGGTAAACCGGGTACCTGAATATTTCTTTCTCTTGAAGAAAGACTTGAAGGTTTCTCATAATTCATGGCTGCCGCTTCATCCAGGTATTTCTGCCAATTGTTTTTAACATAATCTTCACCTAGTTTCAGCATAGGTCCATTTATCGATTTGGCACCAGCTGATGTTTCAGCTCCACTTAAAGGACGATGAACATGCTTCATGTATTCAGCAAGCATTGCTGCTTTCTTTGTCTCACCAGTACTGATATACTTACCTTGAACCTTGTTAGCAACACTTGTTCCGATAACCTTAAGCTGATCATCCCAAGCTTTAATGTGTTGTTCCTGCATATCAACAGTAAGAGCATCAATAGCATGTGTTGTGGAGAATTCTCCTGAGAAGAAATCTTTTGCAGCCAATCCTGCACCATTAGGATCAGCATAATCTTTTGCTACTTTAAAAGCATTCGATAGACCCTTAGCATCAAGTAAGTTTATATTAGTTAACCTTTCTGCACCTGGTAAATTAGGGTTTAAGAATGCATCAGCGGACACACCTGTTCCTGCAAATGTTTTTGTAAGAGCTTCTCTGTAGAATTGTTTTTGAGCATCACTTTTAGCATTACCATATCCGTTAACGATAGTTTTAACATAGTCTGTAAGATACTTACTTTTCATACCATCACTTTGTGTGGTAAGGTTTTTAAGCATCTTGTAATTTTCTTCTTTCGGATCAACGACTACACCAGTACCGGTTCCACCAACTCCACTTACACGACGTAGTTGATCTCCGTTATTTAAAACTGTACCCTGATTATTTGGATCCAAATTATCAAGAGTAACTCCTCCTGCAAGTTTTCCTTCCAGAATCTTTAACTTGCTATCAAACTCAAAGTCGATCTCTTTCTTAGTTCTGTAGTTCTGCATATCCACTTCCATCTTCTTCAGTTCATTACGGAGAGATAAGTTATGCGTGTGGGTTGATAAAGCGAACGGATCCTCTTTAACCAAACGCTCCATTGTCAGGGTTGAATAATGTGTAGCAGCATTATCTGTGGCACCTTTTAATAAGTTTAAAGCAACTAACTCATCGATACGATCGAAAGATATATTCGGATTAAGGAGATTGTTGGCTGTTGAAACCGCCAGATCATTATACTCTTTTTTGTTTTGCTGAACACCTTGAAGTACTTCAATATCTTGTTCGTTTGCTTCATAAGCTTTTCTGAAAGGACCATCTACTTCTTCGTAGTAACCTTTGTTCTTTAACTGCTCATCTAATAACGATTTCTTACTTTTTGCGAAGTTAACAGCTTCTTCAGCTTTAGCTTCAGTTTCTCGAGATGGTTGGTTTACAGCAAGCATCTTTGCTACATAATCCATGTTAGCAGAATTCTCATCCTGATAGTTCATGATGTTCGCAGATACCCAGTCTTTACGATTTACATAAGCTTGAGTCTTGTACATTTTTCTTACTGCAGGATCATTACCAAACTTATGAAGAAAGAAATCAGCAAGACTCGGTTGCATCATCTGACCGTTTTTATCAGTAACAATCCATCCACCTTTTACAGTATCAACCTTCATGTTAAAGCCCATTTCTTTTGCAAGCTTTACAGCTTTATCCTCAACATTGATATGAGGAGTATATTCTACATCTTGAAAGTTTAAAGATTGATCCTGAGATACTTTTCTAAACTCATCAAGTTTATATTGCATCTCCTTGTCTCCACCTTCCCATGCTGATCCGCCACACTTATCAGGATCAATACAGGCTTTAAGATTATCACGTTTAATTTGTTGACGTTCATAGTTCTTAGTCCACATCATGTCTTTTACGATAGCTTTGTCATCGTAAAATCCATTAAAGATCTTCATTGCTGCAGCTTCATTCTGTGATAAGGAAAGATCCATTCCGGCCATCTTTTTGATATCTTGGTCAATCGCCTTAAAGAAATCATCACGTTTGGTCATGTTATCCTCACGTGACAAAGGACTGTATAATATTGAACCATATACATCACCAAGACGAGCATTCGCAGAGTCATACTGACCTTGCTTTGTCTGCAGGATATTACCCAGAAAATTGTAGTCTGGAGTAAATTGTTGTACTTGAGGAATAACGTCGGTCAAGCCACTTATGTAGGATGCCATATTACAAGTATTTAAAATTAGTTTTGTTTGTTCTTTTACCCGTTAGATAACCAGACAACCTTTCTCTAGGGATATTTATTAGATTAGAAAGAATAGTGAGAGATTCATAAACATCACCTGTTACTGTATCGATTACTTTTTTTCTTTTATGCTTTCTGATTTCAAACCAGTCTAACTTTTTCATGGCTACTATCTGTCTATCTTTTCCTTCTCTTGAATTTATTGTTTCTCTCCTTCGTTGTAAACAATAATCAGAAGGTTTTACACCCTTGTTTTTAAGTCTTAGTTTTTCTCGAGTTTCTAAGGAACAACCCGGTTTACCTTCAGGATTGGTTTCTCGTATATTATATCCATAATATTGATCTCTTGTTTTAAGAACTTTCACCCAATAATCTTCTCTGAGAGCCAATATGGTTTTTTCGCAAAGCTCTATTTCTGTAAAATAGAAATCGTTTTCTCCATATTTATCCCATGCTTTCTGAAGATAATCATTTGGATGACCTCCTTTTCGCAAATCATAAACATGACCTCTCAATCTAACAGATATATTAGAAGCATATCCGATATACCGCTTCTCTGTAGTCTTGTTTACTATCTGATATATTCCTGAAAGTTGAGAAATATTTATATAGCTTGCCATGTGTTTCTAATCTTTGTGTAAATATACTATATTTAAACTTACGTTTTTTAAACCAAAAATGTTTATCCGGGATATCCCATTGAAGCCATATAAGCTGCTCTTGGATCATCGTTAACTGGAGCAGTCTTCTGTCCCATTAGGAATCGAATAATAGCCTCATCTGTGATACCGGCTTTCTTAAGTTCTGTGTACTTTTTAAGAAGAGCAGCAGGATCAGTATAATGAGGAGTAACTTGTCCCGGAACACCAGTATAAGACATATTACCACCAAGCTCTGGATGAATATTGTATTGAGGATACAAAGCATTCATGTTACTTGTGTATGCACGATTAGTTTCCGCATTGATTTGGGTATCATCCATGTTGTGCAAAATCTGATTTCTCGTGTTATCAAACTGTTGATTAGCGATAGTATTCTTATCAAACATCTGAGTAGCTAATCCGGCACGTTGAGCTGAAGCAGTATTATAAATACTTGCATTCATTTGATCAAGCTGATTTGCTACACCTACATTCAGGTTGTTATAACGACCCATTGTATCTGCTATGGTTTTTGCAGCATTACCTTGAATCTCACCTGCACGAGCTGAAGCAACTTGAGGTCCTTGAAAGGTAACCAAGTTTTGTTCCATCATCTGAGCCATCTCAGCATTTGCTGCGATTTCACGATTAGGATCATAGAAAGTTCCTTGAACCATTGCAACATCTGGAGTAGCTTGCCATGGAAGATATTTCTTTGTAGTAAGATAATCACGAGTATTACCAAACTGACGGATACGATCTTGTAACCAGTATTCATCATTAGGTTTTCCGGGAATAAAAGAATCTCCTAAATGTTCGACTTTAGGTTTATACGTTTTAATATCCGGTGGAGTACCGTCTCCTACAGGAAATTCTTGTTGTTTTTCTTCTTCGACAGGTACAGTTTCATCAGGTTGATGTGCCAAAAATAGAGCACGTGCTCCAGTTCTTCTATCCGCAAATGAGTCTTTATAATAACTCATCTCTTCATTAAGCATCTCTGGAGAATACTGTTCTGACATTCTTGTTTTATAATCAGCAAAAGATTCATTTTCCTTGGCTGCGTATTGTGCCATTTTAGGATCTTTGACTTTTGCTTTTCCTTTATTCGTTATACCATAATTTCCCCACATGTAAGCTTTAACAAAAGGATCAGCTTTATCATAAAGTTGTTGTTGCATTTCTAGTGGATAAAGATTATCCACATCAACTCCCATGTTAATCAACCTGTTTCTATATTCTGCTTCATCAAAAGGAGAGTTCGAATTTTTCCCAGTTGGTGCAATGCTACCTTGCTTGGTTAAAGCTTTTTCTGGTATTATCTGACCTTTTTTATCTACTCGTGTAGGATCTCCTCCACCTGGAGCGTATTTTGGTAAAGTTCCACCAGTTTTCATAACTGGCGCAGCTTCAACTTGAGGAAACATATCAAACATCTGCGGGTTCATACCCATAGATTCAAGATAAGGCATAGCTATATCAGGAACACCTTGGTCAAAACCTTTCTTTGATTCTTGAACAAGTGCTAATTGACCTAACTTAAGATTGTAGTTATTGATCATCTTTTCAGCAGTTTCACGCTGAATCTTATCGCTGTTTGGATCTTTCAAGATCTTTAGATATTCATTGATGTCATATTGCTCAGCAATTTTTGCAGGAGTCAATCCTTTCTTACTTGTTTTACCAAACATCTTCAAGATATCCTCATCTGTAATTTTCATAGATTTGGTATCACTGAAGATGAATCCAGATTTACCCATATCAATACCGGTACCTCCTTGAGAATGTTTAGATCCTTTTATCTTATAGTGTTCGGCGATACCATCCTTATCACGATCATCCCAAAGTGTTTCGCCTTTCTCAGCCTCTACATTTGGATTGGGGTCATCTTTGACAGTTTTGTTTACACGGTTATCCGAGGTAAGGAGATCCGTCGGTCCTGAGAACATCGGGAAAGCATGTCCATTCATACCGGTTCCTGTTCCTTGAGTACCGCGTTCAGCTTTTGGCATTGCCAATATTCTTACTTTTCTTTTCATGTTAGTCTAAATATTCTAAGGTTCCACCTTGGGCTAAGAACTGTTGGATCTCAGCTTCATCCATTTCTCTGATTTCCCCTCTTGGGTTTTCTCCACCTTTGGCCATTCCATAATAAGGACTACCTATCTGACCATACGAGAAATTATTTCCCCATGGACTTACTTTAGCTCCTGTAGCATTTGGTCTGAAGTGTTGGCCGGCATAAGTATCTACAAGATAATCTCCTTTATCACCAGGCCCTACTGTAGTACTCCAGTAATTGACATCAGAGAACTTTTGCTGTTGCTTTTCTGCACGAGCTCTCTCATCACCATTAAAGAGATAAGCTGCTCCTTGAAGACCAGCCATTATCTGATATGCAGCTAAGGGATCTCGGTTTCTTCCACTTGCTGCGATTGCTTTAGTTTGTTGTGTTTCGTCACCAGGAGTCATTTGACCATTCGGTGCACTTCCTGCACCCTGAGCTTTAGAACCTGCTCCTTGTGCTCCTGCGCCTAAAATCGGATCGCTGGAATCATCGTGCATAAAATAAGGATCATCGTTATAAGGAGGTCCCGAAGTATCTTTTTGTGTGGGGAAATTTCCCCAATCTCGTTCAGGTTGTGGAAATGGGCCGTATTGTGCCGGGCCAAAAGTAGCAAAAGGTGAATAATACCCACGTGGATCAACTTCAAAGTTTGCAGGATTGACTGGATCTCCATTTGTTAAGTCAGGCTGAGGAAACATGTTACCAGCGAAGGGGTTTGACATAGCAAGAATCTGTTCTTCACGAGTACCTTTAGGTGGATCATCTGGTCCGTTTCCGCCATTAAAATATTTGTAAACAACTTTGCTGCCACCACCTTTTTTCATAATACCAGAAACCTTATCCTTAATAACATCCATAGCGTTACTCTGTAAGAAATTCATGAAAAGAGCGGTTTTCTCTTTCATGATATCAGTACTATCCGCTGTCTCTGTTGGACATACTCCGCCTTTGTATAGTTTTTTGCTACCCATGTTTACTTCTCTCGCTTTATAGAACCTTTTACCCTTTGGACCAAACAAGGTTTCATTTCTGCTAAAGAGAGTTTCATTAACAGAACTCTGAAGGTTCTTATTAGTATATTTTTTCTTTGCCATTATCTTGCTGAGTATAGGTTTTTGTTCTGTGAAAGCATCACTAACATCTTGTTTCCTTCAGTATCTGGTGTAAATGTACGACGAAGTAGGACATAGTTTACGTAGTGTCTGAACTTTTTTCTCTCCAATGGATTCTTACTATAGTTAAGATTGTTGGCATTTAAGAGTCTCACGTATCCATTCGGTTCGGTATTCCAGATCATACGTTCTGCAAAGGTACCTACATTAGGGGTTGGTGGAGGATAAGCCGATCCTATTGGGAATTCTCCTCTACTATCAGTAAGATCCCAGAACTGGTTAAAACGATACTTCTGTTCTTCTTTCGAATAAAGAATGTCCACACTATCAATATTGATAATCGGGAAAGCCAATCTCTGAAGAGCATTATTCTTAGGTACCAGGTTTAATCTAAGTAATCCAGAACACTGTTCAGTATTGTGGATAACAGCTTCGTTGAAACCAAAATCAAGGACATGAAATCTATCGTAACAGTTACGCGGGTCATACTTGTAAACCTCAACATAATACTCGATGTTTCTTAATGTGTTTACTGTAGCTCCTGTGTGAGTCATGTATTCAACCTCAAATGGATAATTCGTATTGTAGAAGTTACAGTAACTATCACAACGGATATTATGATTCCATATACCATTAGCATCAAGAGGATTTCCTGTATCATTAAGAACAGTCATGAAAGTATTCTTACCCGGTAATACTAAGTTCGGATGCCAGTCATGCCAGCTAATCCATGATCCTGTTTTTGGATCATAACTGATAGTCCAAGAAGCGTCTTCAAAATAAGACGGATCTCCAAGATCTATCTGCAGCAGACCATCAACCATAAAATGATTACTTCCAATATAAACAATCTCCATACTTGAAGGAAGATCTCTTCTCAGAACATAATCCTTCTTCATGAAATATACAATACCGTTCTCGTTATCATATATAGATTGACATCCCACACCGATAACCGGATTATCCTTAAGTTGGAAATCCGGGAACTGCTCAACAATTTTGTATGGTAGATATGTTGCAAACCACCACTTAAGATCGTTGTTACTGATCTCTTTAAGATTTCCTGAGATGTTGAATATCTTTCCTTGATTCTGGCTGATATAGTAAAGACCGGAAGGAGTATTAATAACGGATAAGCTATCTTGACAAGATCCATATTCATAAGCCTTATCAGCATTCACTAAGTTCTGGAGAGGTTGATTGAATAATCCACCATCTCCTATTGTAATCTTAGTTCCTGCATCTGTCTGCAGCTGATCAACTCCAATGAACTGGATAGGACTCTCATTCTCAAACATGAAGAGTGCACCGTTTTTACTTACCGGTTTAATACATGTAATCTTTGAAAGGAAGATCTTATAATTGTTGGCAAGGAAGAACTTCCACTGATCACGTTTATTCTCAAGATTTGCTGGCAAAGAATATATAACTTGGTTAGGGAAATAGTCAAAGCATGTTTCAGCCAGTGAAGGATTGAAATCACGATCTTGCACTTTACCCCAGCTTGTAAGTTGAACTAAGTTCTTTGAAATATTGAGACTCGGATCCTGTTTGAAATAATTACCAGATTTAATGATAGCCGTATCAAATAATCCTTTTTCATCAAGGATAGGATAATGCTTCTGAGTATCAAGCTCACCCCAGTCACGTAAGCCGATGTTCACTTCGCTTTCTACAAAGAAATCACGAACCCCTGAGTTGAATAAGTAGAAAAAAGCGTTCTTAATAGCAAAGTTTGCGTTTTGTAAAATACTTGCTCCATTACAATCATAACCATCAAGATTGAAAAAGTTCGAAGGCATTACAGCACTCCATCCTGATGGGTTTGCTATATTTGCCAAATTACTCATAAGCCCTTGTACAAAATCACTAGATTCATATTTCTGAGAATCTAGCCAATAACGAGGATAAGGTACCATACGAGCTGCTAGGTAATTAAACTCATAACCGTCAAGTTGATCATACAACCACTCATAGAAATAGAAGAAAGTATTCTTCTCAGTGTAACGTGCAATATAAACATCACCGTTAAACATCACTGTTGGTGGAGCTATTGTTCTTAATCTTGATGGGCACGTACTTATTGGTACCTGTATAATGCTATCAAGCTGACCATACTGATTACGAATTCTTTGTTTATACCCCACATAATAAGAAGCAGCTGACGTAGTAAAAAATGATTTAGTAGGATCTTTTAAAATAGAGTTACCTAGAATTCCAATATCAGTAAGTTCTGGTCGATCTGAAGCTCTTTGTCTTGTATCATCAATACCTGAAGGAAAAGTAAGATCTGTATCGATTTCTAAAGCTACTGTCTTGGATCTATGTAAGTTATTAATACGATATCCTGCAGTTGTACTACCGAAATCCGTTATCTGAGGACTTAAGTACTCCTGTTCTGATATCAGACGACGTCTTTGACCAAATCCGGGTGGGGAAACAAAATCGTCATAAAAACAACGAGAATTATATTTTAAAGCGAAGTCACGAAATCTTAAGATTGCTCTAATTATTTCTATTATAGAATCTGTTCCTTGTGCCCAAAAATATGAAAAGCTTGGTAGAAAAGTAAGTAATCTAAAAGGTGTTGGTGTCTCTGTAAAAGCTGTACTTTCTTCGGTTCCAGATACATTATAGGTTGCCATTCCTGGAATTAAAGCAGCTGTTGTTATGGCTGTTGCTAATATAGGATAAGCTACAGCATCTCCCTCGAGACCTAATGCGTTTTGAGCCAATGCCGCTCCTCCAGATGAACCAGCAAGATATGCTTGATAGACTCCTTGCATTGTCATTGCCGCTCCTGTTGCTGCAGCATCAAATGCTAAAGAAGGAGGATTAGCTAATCCCCATAAGCCAGCTCCTGGCGTTACTTGAACACCACCACCAGGATCAGTCTGTCCATATTTTCTTGGCATTTCAGACTTTAATGTTCTTTTACCGTTCATCGCTAATGCTGCTAAACCAATACCAGAAATGGCAGAAATAATAAAAGCCATATTACTGACCATTTTAAACTTAGGATGATGTTCAGAATATTCGAACTTGCCAATAGCTGTTCCTCTCATTTCTCCATAGACTTTCATTTCCTTACCCGAGAGGAAAGGCTTATTGAAGTTCATATCCGGAGAGTGAAAACTATAAAGCTTTTTTGAAAAGTTCTGAAAATAATCAGATGACGTTACTGGATTATTAGTATCTCTTCTGTACTCGCCACCAAACGCACCGAAAATACACATCTTAAAATAAGTCTCACCTTGAACTAAAAATGGATCAGGACGGAGATCATTATATGGATAATTAGGATATGCTCCTTGACGAGGAGTGATACCATTATCAATGGTATAAAGACCCATGTTGTTGATCATCCCTTTAGCAATAACGCTACGATGACCTTGACGAGATCCACGTAAGATTTCGTATGCTACAATATTGGTAATCGGGTTACCTTGATTATCAACTGGAGGACGGATGTTCTCAAACTTAACACCCAATATACGGATAGCTGGTTTTCCTAAAAAATTCGGAGATGACCCCGTGTAATGATTAGTAATAGTATTTGAAAAACCAGTAGAGAGATTTATTGCATTATCCGGAAACTTGTGATGACGAATAAATTTTGCACAAAGGTTATAATCGGTATTAACGTTACTACCTGGATAAGGTACAGCATTAGGTGCTGTCCAAGGATGAGCAGCGTTTACAGCATCCCATACTTCAGCGTTTCTATCTGGATACTTCTCTGAAGATTCCCAGTATCCCATATACCCTTCAGCAATCTGAACCCCACCATCAGGTAGTGTGGTTACAACACCCGATGTTTGAGAAGCCGTATTATAAGTTTCAAAAAGCTTTGTATCACCGGCTAAAGAATCTGCACCAACGTAAGGATCGTCTTCAAATCCTAAACCTTGGTAATTAATAGCAGGACGACCCGGTATGTGATAAGAAGGAGTTTTATCTCCTGTATCGAAGATCCAACGAATGAAATAAGGATACACCTCATCACGCATAGCACTGGTGTTTGATCCACCTTTCTCGTAATAGTTCTCAGGATATTCTACAGAAACCCACTTTGTTACAATCTGATTAGCCATAGGTTGGTAGTTCGGCTCTGTTTTAGTCGCCGGGCCTACACGTAGAAGGAAATCAGAAACAGAATACATCGCATCAGAACGATCGTAAACAGGTGTTCTTACAAATATATTTTCAATTGGAACTGTTGTCCAGGTAGCTTCAATATTATCAAGAGTAATTAGTCTTTGCTGAGTACTGTATAAACCTATTCTCCTTGCAACAGTTTGCTGGTTGATAACAGATACTATAACAAGTTCAAACTCATCATAACGATCATCAAGAGAATCAACAAAAATATCAAGAGATCCGGCAACATTATCATGATCGAACAATGGTTGTTGATTCGAAGGCATGAAATAATCGGTCATCTTCTGACCTTGGATTGTATAAGCTACAAGAGCCATATATGTTCCATTTGGAAGAGTACCACCAGATACACCTCTTGCAACACGTAAACAAGGCGAGTTCACAAATCTTGCAAGACGAAGCATATCGCAGTTAAGAAATGTGGTATCTGTACATGTGATACAACCTACAGCAACATAAGATGGTCCTGCAGTGTTTACATCCACGTTATTTTCATCCAGACAAATCTGAATGAAAGGAGGAGACTGAATATCCATAGTTCTTGATGGGTTCAATCTGTCATCCCAATATATCTGGTATGAACAGTCACTCGTTGCTCTTGAACGACCACTGATCAGATTTGCTCTGTTAAAACCTAGACAAGAATCGTTTACGATCTTGTCGTATTTGCAAAGATGTTCTTCGAAAAGACCGATTTCTGAATCAGTATCATTTGTTGAGAAGACTGCCCAACGATCAGCATTGATATGAATAAATCCTATAATAGGATAAGGTGCCTGGATACAAAGCTTATTAGAAGGTTCGTTACCGAGTTTTCCAAGATCTCCTGTGACAGAGTTATTTATAGCGTTACGCGCACGCACCCACGAGTCTGGCGGAAGACTTGATAAGTCATCGTTCATCTCTCGATTGAAACTCTGGTTCTCAGAGCTTGAGGTACCTTGTTGATTCTTTGCCATCAGTTCGTTAAGTATTTTGAAGCTTGAATTAAAAGAGAAGGATCATCTTTAAGAAGACCTATTGCTCTATTACAATTGCCACAAAGCAAACCTCTTACTTTATTTGTAATATGACAATGATCTACAGATAATCTAATCTTTACATCTTTTCTTCTTTCTTCGTTTTTACATATAGCACAAACACCTTGTTGTTTTACTAGAAGGGTTTCATAATCTTCTTTCGTAAAAGATATTCCCAGATTTTTCCATTTGCTTGGAAAAATTACATCCCTATATCTTCCCTTATTCGAGTCTCTCCATTTTTTATTAGCTTCATAAAGCTTCTTCTTTTTATCAGGATTCGACATTACTCTATTCTTTTCGTACTCACTTTTACAAGCTTTACAAACACTATTTCTACCATATTTATATTTAACTTTACCTGATCTCTTTCCAAAAGAGGTCAGTTCTTTCTCACATTTACATGTTGTACATATTCTTTTTATCTCTGTTTCCATGCTCCTAAGCTTTTAAACATTGAATAATATTTGTGGTATTGGGCTTTTCTGTTAGCATCAAAAACAGCATTCATCTCGGAGAAGTTTGGTGTATTAACGATCGTCATAGATTGTATTCTGGATGTTTTAAAACCATCCATAACCAGCTGCAGTTTAATCTGCGTCACTGTTTCGTCATTCATGATCATATTCTCGAGAATCCTCTTTTTCATGGCATACTCGTAGAAATCATTAAGTGCTGCATGATCCGGTACAATAATGTTACCGTCATCATCTACCATATCACCTTGGTAGTTTACATATATTTTGCAGGTATTTACACTCGTGTAAAGGAAGCCGTCTTTGATCCAAGCTTTATCTGCGCAAGTAGATTGCGTATTTGGGCAAGCACAATCGACGGATTCTTTACCTGCAATGATTTTAATCGGGATAAGTTCGGAATAAGTATATACATGACCTGTCTTTACAATCTGAACAAGCTCGTAGCACTCACCTTTACAGTTAAGATAGACTCTTGGTTTATGACAAGGATCACCGTATGGTTGCGCCGGATCATTTACTGCAGTATTACAAGCATTTTCTGTAGCACAAGGTGTACATTGACAAGGATTTGGTTGACAAATATGACAGTTAACCTTTGGTGGAGTACAAACATTCACAACATCTGTTCCGGAATTGTAAGGTCTTTCTTCAATCCAGGTACCACTTGGCGCTGGTCCAGTAGTTACGTGTTGACTTAAACAAAGGAGAGCATAGTTCAAAACATGAAAATCATCCGGAAGCTTCCCTACACCGTTCTCTATTTCAACAACACCTTCTCTGGTTTGTTGAATTCTTAGACCAAGATCATAGTTACACTTACGAGCAACCTTTAATAACTGTTGAGGTTCGATATTCTTATCAAGATTCGGAAAGTCAACACGAACATCATCGAGCATTTGATCGAAAGTTCTGTACTTAAGGGTATAATTATAAGACATTATCTAAGCACGTTTTGTTGGTTATCCGATCCATCAGTAGGAATCTGACCCATAGTTAATAATTCTTTTATAGCAAACTGTTCAGTCTCAGCCATCAAATAATCAGGTACACGTAAAGGTTGCTGTTGCATCGGTAAACATTGTTTATCCTTATCGCACTTTAAGAAAGAAACATCTCCTTCCCAAAGAGCTTCTACACGAACGGCATCCCATTCAATATCCGGAAAGTATAAGTATCCGTCAATATGCCAGTAGTATTTTGACTTGTTATATTTGAAAGTGGTAGTGTTAGCCATTGCTACATAACTAGCTGGCTTAGTTTTTATCAAGATGATAGATCCATCCAGAGAAGAAACATCTTTGAATAAAGGTCCCGAACTACCTTCAAGAATTTTAGGTAATCTGTCTTTAGTTCTGTAGATTTTACAACCGGTAGATATCCCGGCACAACATGCTTCTATTTTATCAACGGGTATCAAATCAACACAAGGAAGAGGTTCGAACAAGCTATCATACTTCATGATCTTATTCTCATTGTCCTGTCTTCTAATAAGAGCTTTTGCATACTTCATCACCACGCTGGCAATAAATCTATCTGTAATAAAAGGATCCTCTTTTACAGCTTTGAGTACATTACGCACCCTTGATATGCTTTCACCTATTGTTTGCATGTTACTCTAAATCAAATTCGTTATAATCCTCTGTAGCTTTCTGTTTACCGATCTTCTCCTGAAAGGAAAGTATTTTATTCAGCTTTATAATCTTGTCCTTTTTGAACTGTTCTTTTAATATGTACCTGGTCCATCGTTCAGGGAATATTCGAGATAGTGTTCTTTTGAATTCCCTTCCACCGTGAAAAGCCCAGAGCTTCTTATGTCGGAAACTAAATCGGCTTGAAGAGTTGCTATAAAATATCTTAGCAACCTTACCATCAGTTTCCATATTCCTTTTCATCACCTTCTTACCCAAAGCTTTTGACTTTGCATAATCAACACGATCGGTGAATGGTTTTTCACAAGCACCGATATGAACATGACCTAACGATTGAGGTAATTCTATACCATCTCGTTCATCTAAAGCTCCTGTCCAAAGCTTCTGATTGTAAGTCTTTACTATGAGAGAAAACTGCTCATAATCAAGATGACTATACTCCGGATATTTTTCAATGAACTGCTTGAAAAGCTTTTGGCTTAGTGTCCTTTTATAGTCTGGTCTGAAGCGCGGGGCATTCAAGTCTGGTGCTCTAAAATCACTCATACATGTAAGTCTAATATACGGATTTTTCCCGAGGTTTAAAAATAAACATTGCTGATCACTTCTGCAAATATAATACAAAAGCCCCACATTTCTGTGAGGCTCCTGCTGTCAGCCATGATAAACCAACTAAACCATGACATTATTTTAGCTTAACAGATGACTCCATGATTTACCACAACATTACCTGTTTGTGGTGGTGGGCTAACTCTCACTGTTCCTCTTTTGATACAACCGATACTGAAATCTACGGCAGAAGCTCCAGGGTTAGCTGTTTGAACATCCCCGTTACAATCAGTATAGTAAATGAATCCTGTGAAGATTCCATTAGTTGTAACTGTTGTATCTACACAGTCAGTAGTTTCACAACAATCGATAACCGCTACATCATAAGCAGCCGGCATAGCAAAAGGATCAGTATTTCTACATATTACAAAAATATCACCAAAAGGAATAGGTCCAACAACAGGAGAAGGAGTTCCGTCACATTTTGTACCAAAAGCGGATGATGGACAGTCTGCTTCAAGAATAGCCACTGCCTCAGCTTGAATTCCAGCACTTGGATCAATAGTGATAGTTGGTGTGCTTGTATATCCACTTCCTGGAGCTGTAATGGTTACTGCAGTGATTGTTTCAGCATCTGTATCAGCTTCCAAATTTGCTACAATTGTTGGCGCAGATGGACCCATTGCTGCAGGATCTGGAGCAAAATTATCATTACCTGATGCATATCCAGTTCCAGGATTGTTTATAGTAAATGATACAACAGCACCACCAACTACTGTTACATCTATCGTACCTCCAGTTCCAGCTCCTCCTATTACAGGAACATTCAACCATACACCATCTGTATAGCCTGCACCAGCAAGTTGAACATTTTCAGTTCCTGCTAATAAAATACCTGTTCCGAGAACAGCTATTGCAGTAGCACCAGATCCACCACCACCCGAAATAAGTACATTTGGTACCACTAAATATTTAGTACCGTTATCGGTCATAGCAGCTGAATCAACACCTACAGATTCACAAGTAATCTCATACATCGGACAAGGATCATCCGGAGTGAAAGTTACTTCAAAAGGAACTCTTCCGTTTAATGAATCTACTGTTTCACAGCAAGGTTGTACATATCCTTCATATACAACATCACCACAAAGCTGATCATTTAACTGAACAGTTATGTTCGCTACACAGTTTGGAGCAGGGTTTGGTGGAGTGTACGGTGTACAATTAACCGGTGCAATAGTATAAGGATCACCAGATCCTTGGATTCTATATCCTATTCTGTGACATCCATTTGTCACTAAGCTGGTGAAGGAGAACTCTAATTGGCCGTCGAATATCATGATGATTGTGGTTTACGGTTTTGTTTTTACTAAAATGGTTACTGATGTACACGTTGTAGGATTCACACCGCAGATTGCTCTTACACGGATATGATATTCGCTATTTGCAGCTAATAAGCCGATTGTATCTTGCGGGTAAAGAGCTTGTACAACGGCAGGATTCGAGGTCCATGTAACTGCAGCAGCTAACTTGTACTCAACTTCATAAGTGGTTGCATTCGGTGTAGCATCCCATTCTACCTTTATAGAAGAATTGGTGATAGCTATGCTACGTAATCCAACAGGGGATTGACAAGTAGCCCCCGGAAGAATACAAGCATTGTTAGTTAATAACAATACCATCTTCTGAAGGATATCATCCAAACGATCTCCCTTTCTGATATCAAGATCTACAATGGTATCACCGATATGTACAATACACTCTGTACTGAAAGTTTCAGAACAAGGATCAGGTCTCGGACATGCCGGAGCATCTTGAGGACAAACAGGTCCTGTTGTCAGGGCCTGGTCTTCACAACCACATGGTTTATTTTTACACTTACAGCTCATTATGGGTTCTCATTTAAGACAACAACCAGATCCGTTGGAGGAGGGCAAGTTGATGGCGAAGTTTGTATTGAAACGAAAGGACAATATAAAGGAATACCATCACCACCAGGAACAATCTTAACACGTACTTTGTAAATAGTGTTTGCAGTAAGTCCAGCAAAGGTACCTGCAAGAGTAGCCGGTGCACTTAAGTTCGAAGTCTGACTTTGAACAAGAGTAGTTCCGGCATTGTTCCATAACTCAACTGTGAAAGCACCAGTTCCAGAAATGATATTTCCATTGTAGGTAATAGTGGATTCAGTTTGGATATAGTTCATCGTAGGGCAAGTACCAGGATACACTGCAGTATAGTTGAGAGCATACTGGCATGTGCTTCCAGAAGTAGCACTTTCCAAACAAGGATTTGCAATAATCGTAAGATCATCAGCAAGATTTATAGGGGTTACAGAAAGATCAACAGAATATCCACCAGGTAAGTTCATTGCAGCAATAAGATCAATTGGATAATTGATAGTATGACCGCTTTGATCAGAAATAGTAAATGTTGTTGTACCAGGAGCACATTGATTAAACTCAGGAGGAATAGTTCCTACCAGATAAAGTTTAAGAACACTTCCTTCAAGTTGTGCTGTCATTGCAAGCTGAATTCCTGCGCATCCTGAAGGACAGCAGTTAGATTGAATGGAAGCTATAGACCCTCTCAGATCACATATTGTAAGCCAAAGGTTATTAAGACTGCCTGCTAAGTTTTGAACATTTGCAACCCAACCTGTAATGTTTCCCATTTGTCCTGGTCCACTCAGTTGATCTTGAGCAGTAAGATTAGGACACTGCTTAGTAAATGCAGCAAAAAGGCTTTCACTCGACCCAGTTGCACCTAACAAGGTACAAAATTGTGCTTCAAGAGCCGCTAGAACTAAGTTCATATCTGTTGGCACAGCCGGCAGAACACATACAGGAGTTACTTGGGGAAGAGTGAAAGTAGGATCTGGCGCTTCTTCAAGAGCCGTAATACGAGTTTCATGATTGGCAACAGCTGTTTGAAGAGTAGAGATTGTAGAAACTAATCCACAAATCTTGTTACCGATAGCTATAACATAATCTGTCATAGTCATACTTGTAATCTCATCACCAGTTTTACTTACAAAACGGAAACATGGTGCAATTACAATCTGGCACTGAGGACAATCATCTCCACCACCAAGACGAGCAGAGCTTCCTCCAGTCCCGCCTGTTCCATTTAGTTCAGCTACTGCAGCATCTACAAGACACAGACGTGTAATAATTAGTTGAATAAGAGCAGCAAAGTCTTTAGGAGGACAAGCAGCAACACCTAAACACTCAAGATCATAGTTTGATACCTTCATGTAATCCATGATCTTGCAAAGCTCTTCTCCGAGTTTTGCAATAACATCCGATACACTGGCACCTTTACATAGGCCAATACAAGGAATGTCCGGCCCTTGCCAGATTACACAGTTTGAAGAAACTGGTACGCAACCGTCTTTTGTGTTATTAGTAGGATTCATCTTGTCTCTATGTTAATATACAAATAATAATACGAATATACAAATACTATGGCAACAAGGTTACCACAAGATCATCAGGTGGTGCACAGGATACCGGTCTAAATACAACTAACTGAACATCCAAACAAGTTGGCGGACAGCATTTTTGGATAGATGACTTACATGCTTCCGGGTCATAAAGAGCATTAAGCTCAAGAATGCTTTTCTTAAGATCCCATTTATGATCATCTTCATCACAGCAAGGAGTTACTCCGTATTTCTTAACCAGTAATTCACGATAGACTGCTTCAGCAAACTTACACTTCACTTTAACCGTGTAATCAGGTGGGCATCCAGGTGTATAGAAACCAGGCTTAACAGCACGAGTTTTCAAGTTTATTGGAATCTCTAATACCGGCGGAAGACAACTTACACAATCCGCGAAGAATTGAATACTTTGCTGAACTGATATCGAATCAATACAGTCTGGAGCAATACTTACAATCCAGCACTTATCCGGACAACTTGCAAGAAGCTTGATCACCATACCCACATAATCAGAGAAATCTGTATATGTTTTAATAGTCTCAAGAGGATCTTCACAATTTGTTAATAAGTAACAAACAGGAAGACAAGCTGCACAGTTCGCGTATGGAATAGGAATAACCGGTAAAAGTAGAGTTATTGCTCCAACACAGTCTGGAGCTAAACTTACTGTAAAACAAGTACAAATATCCACTACCGGATAAACAACACAAGGATGGGTATTATTACAAGTAGCACAGTTATTGTAATACAATGCTCCTGTAAGATCAACTACGTTACTTACAGTAAATGTACCTTGGACATAAGTCCAGCATGTTTCTGCACCAAGACTTGGAATAACAAGAACTCCACCTGGAGGAACATTGTCCAGACCATTGGTGATAACTACATCAGGAAGAAGACCGCAACAGTCTGTTAAGGTATAATTGTTAGTATTGTCTGTTTGTGGACTGAAGATTATAGGAACACCTTGATCAGGGCCTATGACGCGGTTAGGGAAATCCGCCGGGCAAAGATTTAATACCTGACCAACAACACTTGAGAGATCGTTTGTCACAACAATTGGATCCAGAGACCCATCACAAGCTGTAAGTAAATAACAAGAAACTGGTGGTTCTTCACATTCTGCAGTCTCAACTAAACGACACTCTGGTCCATTACAGTTACCGAAAAGAAATCCTTCAGGACAAGTCCATGCATTTTCTGCACTGCTACCGGTATCCCAAACAAAGTATAATTGACCACCTGTTGCTACAGGAGGACTCACTTCACTAATAATAGCTGTATTAGCATCAATTACGTTAACAATGTAAGCAGTTGGTGAGAATCCTGGTGCATCAATAAATGCACCTACATCATGAATGGTAAACAGACCAACAGAAGTAATTGTTGTTCCACCTGCAGTAAATGTTATAGCACGAGGTTTTCTCCATAATGTAGAGAATACACGATACGGATCTATTCCCGGAAGTGTATTGATAGCAAGTAATGTTGGCTCATCAATATCCAGTAAATCTACCGCGAATTGTCCACCACCAGAATAATTGAATCCTTCAAAATAGAAAGTATGTGTTCCTATTGGGAGAGTTATTGGGAATGCATTCACATAACCAAGTGGTACAGTAAGTCCATCTCCTACGTTTCTTTCAACAGCAAGTTGGCCATTTACACTAAATCTGAAAGCATTGTTACATGCCATCAGGACATAATATGTTTTCGGTGCATCGACTACAGTAACGCAGGCAGATACCCCAACCCATTTAAAATTGGTAAGAAGAGCATCAGATGGCCATACACCAATAGCATTACCCCAGAAACCAGTTTGCCAAGGAAAAGAGTTTTGCCATACTGTGGGCATTACAGGAGAACTTACTCCATAATTCAATACGCCGGCTACAACAATACTCTCACGTAAACATGTAGGTAAACAACCTGGTGTACATGATCCGGGATAATTAGGCATACCCAAAGGAGGATACCCACCCGGTTGAACCAAGTTTACTGGTTGATGTTGATCATCTGGTAAAGTTGGCGCTGGACTAATACTTGTCCAGTTAGGACCTATTGCAGGTATTGTACTTAAACTTGCTGCATTAGCACTATTCTGAGGAGTATCGAGAATTGGCCATTGTTTACTTCCCCCCATCTGGTTACTCGAGACGTTCTCATGAATAAGGAGACCTTGACTACCCATATTACCACCACCTTCAATGTTGACATCGATAGGAATGGCTGTTTCTGGTGGAGTCGGTAAGGCCGTTGTGATTTTCTCACAGGTTATCCCGTCAGCAAGTAATGTATATCCAGGAGGGCATAAGCAAGCCATGTTGTCGTTTTTATTTGTTACTACGGTTATATACTACCGTCACATTGTTTGGTTGTCCAGGCACGATCGGGATAATCTTCTTAACCGCTCCACCAGTGATCTGAGCAGTTGCTTGTCCTGGATTACCCGCATTGTAATTAGCTACACACATAGAACAAACTTTTGTTCCATCTTTCGCCATCCTTTCTTTGCAAGTGCAATCGTATGATGCCTTACAATTTCCACATATCATTGACATACTTGTTGGTTTTTATGGTTTAACATGATTTGCAGTCCATCTTCTTAATCATAGCAAGAGCTTCATTGTAAAGAGCCATACCTTTCTGAGGTTCATGACAATACTCAACTTTGTCTTTTGCTGCTTCTAAGAAGCGACGGATCTGCGTGATTTTATTAAGCTTTTCTTTAACTGCAGCTGTTGGCTCACAAGTAGCAAGCTCAAGATCACAGTTGATTTTTTGGATCATGATTAAAGCACGAGTGATTCTCAAATGATTGTACTCAACGAATACAATATCATTAGGAGAAGCACTGTATCTTAAAACATAGATACCGTCCGATAAAGGGTTATAATATGTTCCGCAACCATCTGCTTGTAATTCAAGATCACAAGCTGTTAGGTTAAGACTGAAACCTGGAGAGATCACAGACTCAGGAAAATTAACCGGTTGGTTAAAACCCGGAGCAGTTACCTGCAGCAGTGGACATTTCACACCCATGTCTACATTATAGACAGAGGTGTCGATTATCCTCAGTATGCACTCATTTAAGGTGTCTGGAGCTTCCAGACTTAATACGTGTCTTCCCATGATTGATGCTTTGTAAAAACAAAAAACGGGAAGGGATATCTTTCCCTCCCCGTTTTATTGTAGATTATTATACCTTACCTCGGATTATGGGTTAGGAGTTACAGTACATGCAGTGCATGAGTGTACCTCCATAGTAACACAATCTTGACAAGCACCTAACCATCCATCGATAGCTGCTTCAAGAGCTGCATTACCACCAGAAGGTGTGATGATTTCAACTAGGTAACGATCATTGTCGAAAGTTGAACTTGGGTTGTTGAAACGTGGAACTACGTGTTGGATGTAGTAACGAGTGTACATCGCGTTACGGTTAACAGAGTTCAGGATATCATCTCCTTGAGTGATCTCACGAACACGAACATCTGTGTTATCCACATAGTTCTGTAAGTACGATTCTGACAAGATGATGTCTTTTAAAACAGTGTCTCCGAAACCATTACCTTGTAAACCAAGACAATCGTTGTAAATACACAATCCAGAGAATACACATGGATCTCCTGTTTCATCAACAAGTGATGCGAAGATTTGAACTGGTTCTTTTTGGAAGAAATCAGTTATACGGAAAGAACAAGTTCCGAATACTGTATCAACATACGCACCGATAAGACGCATACCAGCTGTTAAGCCAGGAGCACCGGGAACCGGTACATAAGCAGACCACCATTGTGCTGGTAATACAGGAGCACCTGAAATAGGATCCACTGTTGTACCTGGAGCATACCAAGTAGTACCTGTTGTATCAAATACAACCGGAACAATGAATGGTGTTAAGAAAGCATTTGCTACGATTAAGTCAGCCCACTGAATGTAGATTGTTGTTGGATCTAACTCTGAAGGAGCAGGACCAGGGCAACATCCACCGTTTGCTGTTACTGTTACGTATGAGTTACGGTTTAAGAAACGTAACACTGGAGATCCTTTCAGATCAATACGTAAGTCATAAGCTTCTCCACAGAAGAAGTCTTTTTGACAATCTGTTTGAATTGTTCCACCTTGGAAGTTTTCAGCTGGTAAACCAGGTACCGCCGTTTCCGGAGTTGTACCGATCGAAACGATCGCTTGTTGTGGAAGACAATCTTCAACTTTGTAGACTTTGTCTACATATTTCGGATTAACTTTTTTCGATTTGTTTGTTTCACGGAATCCGCCATGAGAACCGATTTTATCTTTTGTCAACAACGAAGTGCTGATGATGTACACCTCACAGCAAGAAGCAGCAAGACCTGCAGCATCTAAAGATAATCCGGCTTTATCAGCGAACATCACATACCCGGGGGTATAGATTCCACCTAAAGCGATTCGAGATAATTCTACAGAAGGTACACCAGGTGTGATGATAAATCCTCCTGTTGAGTAAGGATTAGTCGGACCAGGCGCTGCTCCTGTGTTAGCTAAATTTCTGGTAACTCCCGTTGCCAAGAAACGCTTGAAGAAAGAGTGATTAAAATAAGACATGTTTGTGTTGTTTTGATTTATAAATATATTCTAATATACACATTTTGCAACAATCTACAAAACTTTTTGCAAGAATCTTTAATTATTCTGCTCCACGTTCTGTTGATTCCTTCCAGCCTGGTTTGGAGATTCTGTATCCCCGGCAATGATTTTAGCAGCTTCATCAACAAAAAGCTCTACCAAATCATCTTTAAACTCACACAGTACTTCGGCTGTACTTACTGCGAGAGTGTATGGATCTACACAATTAAGGATCTGGATTCTACGTGGTTGCTTGTAATAATACAGCTTGTTCGTAGTTTCGATTTTGAAATCACCATTAGTATAGATTCTAACTCTATTGTTTGATATTGTACAGAAAGTTTCTCTATATTCAAAACTCGGTTGTTTGTTCTCATCAGATAAAATGTTTTCAACATTTGCTTCTTCAGCTAATGTAACTTTCATTCTTACTGGTTTAGGACAACACTCATTCGTTGCTCTGATTTCTACACGTTTCCACTCAAAGTAATCAGGAGGTAAAGGAGATGATTCAAAATAATCTCCTTTATCTGTGAAAGTAACCGGTATGTTAATCAACAACGGTTGAAGATCATCAATCCTTCTTTTTGATCCCTCATCACCTTCTTTGGTAAGATTTGTCCCATGAAGATTACGACGACACCATTCAACTACACCTTTGTTGAAAGCTTCAACGATCTGCCAACACTCGAGATTATCGTAGTCTTGACTATCGAGCTTATTCAGCCTTTGCTTTAACTTTAGGAATATAGTCTGGTTATTCATCTTACTTCACTCTTTTTAAACGTGGGTTCTTAGCTTTCGCTTTTGCTGAAGCGTTTCTTGTAGAAGCCGCAAGAATTGCTCCTGCGGCTTCCTTAGAAATACCTTGCTTTTTTGCAATGTTATTTTGAACAGCTTTAAACCCTGGATGTTTCTTTGCCATGGTATATTGTATTAATCTTACTTATTCCACTCAGGCTCAATCGCTCTAAGCAATGACCCTAATGTATCATCATTAGCTGGGTTCTTCAGGAATTCGACACAGTCGCTTACCGTTCTACCCATCTTGATATTTGTCGCCATGTGATAAATGAAACCATCTGACTTAGGAGCTATCTGTTTTAAAGTATTACCATCCTTGATCAAAGATCTCATCTGTAATGTTTCAATGTCTGACTCTGCAGCAGCTGTGAAAACCTCAGCAGCACGTTTCATGTTCTTCTCAAAAGATTGACCTTTGATAAAGTTATCCATGTTATCATACATGATATCCACCGGAGTAGACTTTTTGTATTGAGTACTCTGTGCATCCACCACTTTACAAACATACATAAGTTTGCTTGTGTTTTTGGCGAATAGGTCGTCGAGTAAGGAAATCGCTCTGTTTGTAAGTTTTTTCACTTCGGTCTTAACCGCAACAGTATTGATCTCTTTATCCAAGTAGAATTTAGGAGCCACCGCTTGAGCTTTACACCATTCCCAACTTCTTCCGATTGTACTGAATCCACCTGCTTCGATAGCAAGCATTTTGATCAGGTCAAATGCAGATCTTTCTACATCCAGGTACATTGTTTCGTTTGTACAACGTATGCTAATCTGACTCCAGAAAGAATCGTTATCCGGACGTAAAAGTTTTACATGTTTCCAGAAATCAGGATCTTCAGGATCCAAAATGTTTTGAGCAAGTTCAGCTTCCAACTGAGCTACTAAAGCATTAATTGCTTTAATTTTAGCTGCTTTCAACACCGGGTCTTTAATGTTTTTGATTTCAGGAGCATACGGATTTAAACCGGTTACGTATCGTCTGGTACCATTAAGCTCCAGACAAGCCAAAGGCTCTTCGTGAGCTACACCATCAAACAACACGAGTCCGTGTTCCTGTAATCCCATATTTTCTTTTTCCTCTTCAAAGAACGGTTTGATAGATATCTTCCCGAATTTAGAAGCTGAGGGAACTTCCACTATCGATACTTTTGCACTCAGATTATTAAAGAGTGCTTCATTTTCGTCTACCACAGGTTTCTGCGGTTTCGTTGCTGTTTTTGCCATGTTGCTTGGTTTTTGGTTTGGTTGCTGACATTTGAACCAAGGTTAGGTCTCGCTCCCATAAGCTCTATTTACAAGCTTTACCCTGGTGAAAGTGTAGTACAAATATAAGAATATTTGCTTACACGAGTGTCCTAATAAAAAGAAGATGCGAACTTTCATCCGCATCTCCCTTATTAAGTTTAGAAGCTTCCTCCTGTGATCGGATTTCTCATCACGATCTTCAACACCTTCGTAGGATCTTTCACCCAGATAGCTGGCATTGTTTGAGTCATATACACACGGTAACCGTTGAACTGACCAGAAGACGCGAAACCGTTTCTTCCCATGTAGTCCATAGTACCGTTTTGATACCACCAACGAAGTTCGTTATCCCATTTTTTCTTCAATAAGAAGATGTTATCGTTACCGCTGTCAGTGATGTCGAAGATCACGAAGCTGTAAGATGACAATGGATTACCGTCGATCATCGGGTTCTCGATGTTACTTGTGTGAACGTTATCGAACGCTGGGTTGATAACGAATTTCACGTTTGCAAGGAAAGGAATCGTAAAGCTTGTGTAAGCAAAACCGAAGTTCAAATCCATCGCGTTAGTTCCAGTGATTGCACCGATACCTGCATTTGAAGCAGCTTGGATGATTAATCCAGAACCTGCAGCTTTAGCAGCGATTGCCTCACTCACCAAACGCATACCACCGATACCGGTTTGTACGATCAATTGGCGTTTTGGATCTGGTCCCTGGAACTCAACTTTACCTGCGTAGAAGTTGTGAAGTTCTGAACGGAACAAATCAAGACTGAAACCTGATTTATTGTAGATACGTTTGAACGAGTTGTCCAACTGTTTCCATAAACCAACAGACATACGGATATCATCCGGTCCATCTTGTTTCAGACGTCCACCATGCCCCCACATTAAGTAACCTTCGATATCCTGAGAGATCTTAGTTAAATGTGCAGCTTCCATTGCAGTCAAGAACGTCTTAGAAAGAGTTCCGTTTGCTAATGCTTTTTTCATGTATGAACCACCCATTTTCTTGAACATTGAGTCCAAAGAGGTGATTGAAGGATCCATGTTTTTCTGATCGAAGCTTCTCCAGATTTCAGTAACCGGGATTGTTCCGTCAACGTTCATACCTCCTTTGATCATCATGTCAGCGCGTGAGCTAACTGAATAATGAACGTGAGCCTCAGCTCCACCTACGAAGTTATAGAACTCACGGAAACCAGACTCGATGCTGATATCAGAGAATCTTTCACCGTACTCACCACGAGCAGATGTTTTACGGAATAACGGTGTACCATTCATCAAGAACTTGTTATCCAAGAACTTGTAGTTATCGTTATTCACTAACGCAACGGTATAGACGTAACCATCGCTTACTGGAAGGATGTCTTCATCTGTAATGTGCATCTCACAACCATTCAGCTTATCGTAAGTGATCACGTCACCATGACCAAAAGCACGACGGCTTACTTTGATTTTGAAAGACATACCGTCTTGTCCTTTTAGAGTGTTTGAAGATTCGATATCTTCAACGATGAAAGGAAGGTTCTGCGCCACTGGCGTTTGCCATTTCCATTCACCTTTTGGTCCGGTCACTTCGATCACATTCTTTCCTCCAAAAGACGAAAGCTGATACAAAGGCATTTCTACCTTTTGCATATTAGCCCACATCTCAACCGGACCGAAGTCCATTGGCTCTGGATTCTTTAACATGTTCACTAAGTGATACGAATCAACGTGAGAACTAGCCTTGTAGTTCGTGTCACGCAGGTACATACCGTTGTTAAGTACTGGAGTGCTCATTGTTTGTTGTTATTGTTTAGTTATTATTATTTACCGAAAAAATTTCTTGCAGGTCTGTTTAACCCTTTACTTGTTTTTCTTCCCGCATCGTCATCTGTCTCTTGAGCTGAAGCAGAGCCTGTTTTAGTTCTTTCTTCTTGCTTCAATTTACGGAAAGTATCTTCACTTGCTTTCTTCTTACCACGCTCGCCTATCTTAGCACGGTATCCGTCAGGATCTGACAGTAACCATAGTGCTTCGGCGATCAACCCGTGATTAGGCTCTATCCACTGGAACTTCTCAAGAAGATGTCCAAGTTGGTTCGTTGCCTTACCCGTAATCTGAGACTTATATGTTGGTTGAACTAAACCGGCATAAAGATCTTCTTGTTTCTTTCTGTCAAGTTTAACACCACCGATTTCACCACCCTGGATAACTTTGAAAACGTTATCTGTGTAGTTTTTGATCTGATCTTGTTGTTTCTTTCTTGCCTGATCTTGGTCATGCATCTTACGTGCAACCACATCTTTGGTCATAAGATCCAACTTCGGTTTGAACTTAAGAGCTTTTGCTTTTAGTTCTTTACGATCTTTCCACCCATCAACTTCTTCCTGTGCATCTTCTGGTGTAAAACCAGTTGCTGTTAAGTAGTTGAGAGCAATTTTCTCTTGATCGCTTTCGTCTTCCGGATCTAATTCGCGAACTTCTTCAACATGAGAAAGAGCTCTGAAAAGACCTTTAAGATCATTACCACCATCAGCTACATACTTCAAAGCAATCTGAACTTCTTCAGGTTGGTTCTTAATAAAGTTTGCAGGAATCTCTGCTTCCAGACTTTCCTTTTGCTGAGAGAAGTTTGCTTCAAGTAACTCCTGGATATCATCCATGGTATATTTTGAAAGATCTTCTTCTTTACCTTCTTTATCAACAAACGGCGTAATTTTCTTACTCTGAATCATTTTCTTCAGAACAGTAATCATACCACCTTTGTTAACTTTACCAGCTAGAGCAGGATCCGGATCATCATCGTCATCCCCGCCGCCACCGTTCATTTTATCCAAAGCAGCCTGAATCTCTTCAGGTGTCTTTTTCTTTTTAGCTTGAGCAGCCGGATCAGGATCTTCTTCCTCCTCTTCCTCTTCTTCCTCCTCCTCGGCTAACCTTTCAGCTTCAAGTCTTGCGGCTTTTTCTTCTGGGGTTTCTTCTTCTTCCTCTTCTTCCTCCTCTTCATGATCGGGATTAGGGTTGTTATTGTCAAGGAACGATAAGTCCTTATTTGCTTTTCCTCCGAAGAAGTTTCCTCCTGTTGGAGCGGCTTTTCCTGTTTCAACTGCTGAAGGAAAATCCAGAATAGCATCTAAGCTTTCTACAGTAATCTTAGAAGTGTCGGTCTGACCGCCACCGCTTGGTTGGTTGGTTTGCTTTGCCATTTGTTGGTTTATTAGGCTATTATAATATAGTCAAAAATAGTGATTTAAACTTTACACATTTACACTTATATCGGGTTACAAAAAAATAACGTGCAATTCATAGCTACACACTATTTGGTATCCTTCTTACGCGCTTTTCTCTTTGCATCAAGTTCTGCTTTTGTCTGGTTCTCTCTTGCGACTTGTAGGTCTTTTTCCTTCAATTCACGAGCTGTCTGCAGCTTAGCATATTCAAGATTCATCTTCTCTCTGTTAGCGTTTACCTTGTTGCCTTCTTTCTGTCTATCGAAGTTCATAACCTGGTTGAACTGATCAGTTTGCTGGATCTGCCCAAGAACATCTTGGAAATCACTTTGCTGGTTCTGATCAATATCTTGCATAGCACCATAGCCTGCAGCTTTAATTTGAGCTACAAGAAGCTCCAATCTGCGATCTTTTTCTTTTTCCAGAGTCTCTCTATCCAACTTCATTTGAGCTTCCTGAGTACGTTGGTCAGATTCGATCTGAGCCATTTTCTCTTCATGGGCACGCTCATCAGCAATTTGCTTCTGATTCTTAGTCTCTGCGGCTTTAAGGATATGAGTAACCTCAGCCATGGATTTGGCCTTAATAACATTACCAAGATCATAGATGGTAGCTCCGGAAGTATTATTTCCTTTAGCCATAGCTTTGATCTCTTCAATGACTGCACGGTGGTTAGCCTTAGTTGTCGCTTTAATGTTGATATCGGCTAAGAGAAGCTCTGTACCATTGATTTCAAAATTAACTCTTTCATCTGCTGAAACAGCATATTGCAATCGTACAGAAGGTTTTGTTGACTGGTAATACTGCGCAACATCAGTTCTCATCTGATGTACTCGAGGTAAAAGGTTATCGGCGTACTGAATAAAGTACCCTTCAGTTTGTGCAAAAGATCCTGCTACAGATTGTTCTACACCTTTAGCTGTATCCGTCTGTCCGATTTGTTGACCAAGACGTTGTGGAGTAAATCCCATTGCTTCATACAACTGTTGTTTGAAATGGTTGGCCAATTGAACACGAGACATTAGTCGAGCTGTCTGTTCCATGTTCAGGGTATGAAACTGGTTAAAATTAAGAGGAGTCTCAGTATTAGCAATCGAAGTATCGATCGGTAGCATCTGAAAGTTCTTCATGGCTACAAAGGCATTGGCGTATGGATCCTTACCCCAGTCTTCGTTAAGAGAATGTTTAGGGAACATGTTCTGGTCAAACAGAATTACGGTACCTAACTCATCGACCAGGATATCCGCAATCTGATTATTGACAATATTGTATCCTATCTGGAATGCTTTTGTAAGATCAACAAAACCGGTAGATTTAGTATTACGATCTGAGAATACACAACCTTCTACAGGAAGTTTACAACCATAGATTGTATTGTCTCCTTTAAACTGGAACTTTAATGGTCCGATTTTATTTTGATCGATTCCTATGTAGATCGGATCAAATCCATCCGGGTTCTCCATACCGTACATGGTTGGACGATTGTTTCCTATTTTTATTCCACCATACACGTGGTTGATATAAACCCATTCAACATGCTGACCGAATAAAAGATTTCTTCTATCCTTATTTTTGAACAGAGTGGTATTATATAAAGGTTTGTTGGTTACAACAAAGGTTTCATCAACAATATCAGTATCAACCGTACCGTCTTCTTTCATATCGGTTAAAAGGCCGACTTTACGTTGAGACTTCCAGTACGCAGTTGTTACGCGTAGAAAGAATGTAGAATCAAGTTCTCCATAGTCTTCTGATTCACTCATGATACGATCTATGATATCACCGCCGGCATGATAACCATCATAAACAGAAGTGAATTGTCGCATAGTTACACCTGGTGCATTTGTATTCCATGCATGAGATCTGGTTGCGTCATAGAAAGAACCATCGTTTTGTTGACCATCGATAGCGTATCCTGCAGCTTTTACTGGGTAGATGGCTTCCAGAGACTCCATTTGTTCAGTAGTCATCAGGTAACCATATTTGTCGATAACATCCGCAATGGTGTACATCTCAGTTTTACCAACCCAGTTTCCTTGAGAAATATAACGTACATCCGGAGACTTATGGTAGAATGTTGTTACCGGGTTCCAAAGTTCAACATTGTAATCATCTTCACCCATAGCAAAATGGAAGAAGGCTCTGTCTGTAATAAGACTGTCTCTGAATCCTCTTTCCTCAAGCTCATCCAGACCAAAACGATCACGATCCACTTCAGTTTGATGCATTGCCCATTGTTCAGCTAAACTACGGTAACTCTTACTGAAGAATTGCTCAATCTCAGGAAGAGTTTTCAAAGCTTCCGGATCAGTTTGTTGCTGCAGTTGTGCTTGCACTTCAGGATCATTAGGGTCTGCACCCATTTCGATCATCTTTGCAAAGATCTTTTGTTCAGCGTTTTTGAAGAGAACTTTTTGGATAGCTTCTCTTTTCTGCTCAAGCATCTCGTTATAAGCAAATTCATCTACAGAACGAAAGCTTATTGTTGTATTACGTTTAGCAAACTCTGTGGTAAGTACATTTATGATATTTGGGATAATAGGATAGAACTTAAGTTCTAACGCACTAGAGTCTTCTGATATCAGTGTTTCCACTAAATCAGCCATCTCGTTACTTTCCTCGACGATATAATCTGTTTTGTCGATAACACCTTTGGCAAGCTTGTAGTTTTTAAGTAAACGACGAGCATTTCGAGCAAGTTGTTTCATACCATTCCACTCCAACCAATCCATGTTCCAAGCGGCCCATTGCTCATCTTTCTCCTCACGAGGTATGAACTGGATAGGTTGAGTGATTCCACCCATCTTATTTCTTTCAGCCTTTTTACCGGCTTTCAGATCCATTGCATTTAGTACTTGCATCTTATCTATAGTTTTTAAATGGGCTTCTCGGTTTTCCTTTTCCCGGAGAACTCATTCCGTTACCACCCATGTGACGGAAGGGACTGTGTTCTAAGGTACGCATTTTAGAGGACTTTTGCAAGTCAGTTTGCTCTTCTTCAACTCTTTTACTGTTACCCATCCGAGTTTGTTGCACTTTAGCGAATGCAATTAATGCACTCAGGGAAATAAGCCTATCCACGTTCTTTCCTTCCTGGTAGTCTTTCATCTCTTTGATGACCATTATATCAGGGATCCTTTCAACACCGTATATTCTTTTTACAATCTCACCATCATCCTTGGTTATGGTATCTGTAACTTCCATCATAAACTTTATGAGGTAATCTAGGAGATGATCATGGAAAAGTCGACCAGTATTTCGCCAACCATAATCTTGGTAAACGCTCTTGTTACTTGAAGCTTCTTTTAAGAAGATGATCTCATTTTTAGGTACCAGATACTTTTGTAGTTTCTCTGACATCATGTATTGGATAAATGCCGTAACGTTATTCTCCACAATACATCTTGCTTTATACCACTCAAGAATCATCGCCAATTGTCTGTGGGTATCTTCCGGATCATCGAATCTTCCTGTCCAGCAAGCAACAATTCGACCTGCCTCAATATACGTTTCCTTAATCGTCCCATCTGGAAACTTCTTAATTACTTCAACCGGCTTTCTATAAACATAGATCGAACACAATGAGACACTCGTCGTAGTTTTACCAGCATTCACTGGATCGACAGAGGCCAAGCAAGTACCGAATTCTGCATCAGGATTGGGTCGTTCAAATACTTCAAGAACCCCGCGTTTGTCTGGTGCATTCTTGCTAATAGGAAACTCCCGGATGGGAATCCTATTGCTTTTCTTAGCTATGATTTTACCCATAGCATCTCTTTCAAGATCTATGAATTCTATAGGATATTCTTTGTCCTCGATACGTTTCTCTTGAGCAGCTACCAGATGAGGTGGGAAGACAGATACTGTCTTATAGGCAAAGGCTTCCGCGATGTTTCTTGGGCGCTGCGATATACGGAACTGAAACTGTTCAGGTTCCAAATCTCTCTTCCATATCTCACGTTGAGCATCAAGCGCTGCATTAGCAGCTATGATATCTGAGTTTCCGAACTTATCAATATACGGGGGCATCGACCACTGTTCGGGTAAGAAGAGACCTGTTTCGCCAATTGTACCTTTATCATCCAGAAGGTTACTGGTAACCGGATAGATATTATTTTGTCTTGGTTTATAGATTAATCGCTTCAGAGGCTCACACTGATCAAGATCACCCACTGATCCTGCAGCAACAAATAAACCGGTAGTTATATCACCGGACTGTAAGGCAGGAATTAAGAATTCCATTGTAGTATCCATCTTCGGAGCAATACCCGCTTCCTCATGAAAGAATAATGTACAGGGTCCACCTACACCTGCAGCAGGATCTCGTTCAAAGGTCGTCATAGAAAGAGTTCCCTTTAATCCGACCAAAGAAGATCTACCATTTCCATCTTTCTCTTCAATTTGCTGTTGCCATAATCCTTCACCTTTTGGATCGAATGGACGGTACCATGCAGTATGTTGATTTAAGAAAGAACGATATTCGTTTAGGAACTTCCAGGATCCTTTGATATTCACATAATCTTTAAGAGATGCGCCCATCTTCATGACAGCACCTTCTTCAAACCATAGAAGATTGATGATTTTTGCACAGTGGAAATACGATGATGCAATCTGACGTTTCTTCAATACTGCAGCATGCATATAATGAAGTTCGGCAAGTAGTTCATACAGGGCCATGTGATACTGAACATCTCGAACTGAGGCAAACTCAAACTTCTTAACTTCTTTATTGTAGATCTTCATAAAGTTAATCCACATATAATAGTCGCGCGGGAGATACCAGGTCTGATCTCCTTTCATGAAGATTACACCATTTCGACACTTTGCTTTCTCGTCATCCCAATACTTTAAGAAGTCCTTACTCTTGAATGGAGCATCACAGTACCATCCATTACCATCATCTTTTACATCACGTTCATTGAACAAACGAGCTTGTTGATTAAACAAAAATGAAGTTTCGTCGAATTCGTACTGGCCTGGTTCCTTGAATAGGAGTAACACAAAGAGCTTGAAGTCGTCTCTCGTATTGAAAGAACGCTCTGTCCAAACACCGTTGTCCCATGTGGGTACTGTTATAAAGTCTCCTTTAGCCATAAGAATATGTTAGTAAAATAAAATACGTTGGCACGTCTTACTCTGCAGTAAAGTGTTTCGCACTGCCAAGTATTTACGGCAAGCCACCAAAGTATTGTAAATATTACGCTGTAAATCATGATTGATCGTATGCCAAACTGCCACCACCTTTTGCTCTTTTTTTTTGTTCTTCCTTAAGATCTTTAGCAACTCCTTTAAAGGATCCGCGGATAGCATCAAAGTTCTTTGCTGCTGATATTAATGAGTTGATGTTACCATCACGACCATGACTAATCGCTGTTTCGTTCATATATTTTGCCAGACGATCCATCATATTGGCCATACCCTTGTATGCACGTAAAGTTGGTGTTTCGTACATCTTCTCACATTTAGCAATAGCTTCTATGATGTCCGGGTCTTCTGTTGAAAAACCGGCTTCAATATCTCGAAGTATTGTTTCTTCTCTGTCCTCTGCAGAAAGATTAAAGTAAGGATTAAACTCCTCACTTGGACAGGTCATATAATGCAGATACTGATAAACCTTTATATGGTCATCTGGATAGTTATCCATTATTTTTTTCAGATAGTTGATTGTATAACAATGCTCTGAAGGAACGATCACCTTGTTGGAAATATCAAACAGTCTTATCATATTGGTTTATTATATCGATTATTCTTTCTAACGTATCTTTGAATAGATGCCCGTCATGCTCCGGAGCCTCATCTACAGCTTTTGCAAACTTTGTAACATCCCAGTAGCTTATGGGAATATAGAACATGATTTGTTCTCTGGGAGCTGTTCTTACTCCAATGATGAACATGTCTTTAATTTTTTTACCGGTAGATAGCTTCATGGATTTCCATACATTCTCTCCGTTATGAGCGAAGATACTACAGAGACCAAGGAAAGATATGGCTGCCATACCTTGGAGTTCTTTGAAAGTATATTCGCCATTACTGATATCATCAGCATCTATGTTACCATTTGTACTCAACATGGTAATGATGCTGTTTAAAGACTTTACATTCTCTGACTGCTTCCTTAAGAAGCCGATTTGTTGGTATTCATCGTTGCTACTCATCATAACACAATATTAGTGATTTTTATTGAAAAGATGACGGTTATCATGAACCCAGTTTATAACACCGATGACTTCACTTTTAAGGTAAGGTACCTCGATTTCTACAAGTTCTTTTACAACCGGTTCACCATTTACCATCTTTGCAATAGGGTAACCATTACTATCTACACCTTCTTCTTCAAAGATAATGTGATGAAGGTACATCTTACCGGGTCTAAGATTTGGATTGTGCTTAATGATCATATACATGTAAACACTCAGCTGAAGAGCATAGTGTATAAAGTTACAGTCATCCAGGTGAGTTAAGCAGTGGAGCATTTTCTTAACAGAGCCATCAAAGTTTTTGAAGCCTTCATATTTAATCTCCTTATTCGTCTTGTAGTCAACTATGGAAACAATCCCATTCACGACTTCTACGCGATCAGATTGCCCACAGATGCCTGCAGATTTCATATATACAAAGTGTTCAGGATATATACCTTCAGTAAGCTTTTGATGAGGTGCAAACTTTAGATCATTCTCATAGATTGGTTTGATAATCGGAACATGTACTCCAGATCTCTCAAGTGTTTCATGTGAAGTAAGATCTGATTCTCTTTGGTTATGATACCAGGTACCAAGATCTGTTGCGCGTTTAGCTTCATTCTCCCAGATCAAACGAATCTTTTCCGGAGTCATCCCGAACCACTTTGATCTCTTGTTTTTCGCTACTCTTTCGGAGATAGCTTTGGCATCAAACTTAGGTTTGAACATACCTATCACAGAAGTAACACTCAGCCATTCTGTTACATCGGCTGGATCGACACTTTGATACTTGTGATCATGAGCTCTAAAAAATATTGCCATATTAGTCTTTTGTTAGTTGGTCAGTAATAATTCTTCCTAAAACTCGTGACTCTTCATCAGGAGATTTAAGCATATCATCAACAGTTCGAGATTGCTTGTACACCTCTTTCATTTTTAAAGCAATGATCATTTTAGCCATATCAAAATCTCTTGGATCAACAGCATGAATCATAGCTATCAAACCTGCTCTATCAAGACTTGTAACAATCTTCCTTTCAACCAAGAAATCCAAACTGTCTTCAGCGTTTACGATCTCCATTCTCATTACATATTGATCAGTCATTGCTGATGATGTAACCTTTGGTTGTTCAAGAGAGAACATTTTTATCAGGTCATCTACACTTGAAGCTTCATGAAAGTCTGATGTTGTGCTCTGTGAATCACATAATCGATCTATTGTCATAGCTTCCATCTTTGTGACCATAGGGTTATCAGTCTTTGTGTGTTTCTGGATCATAGCCAATCTTTGCATAAAGTTCGTCTTCTTCTCCTTGTTCAAGTATTGCTTCCCATTTAGGACCATCTGGATGCGGACATTCAGACGAAAGAGATCTGGATTTAAGGGAAAGCTTACATCCGCAAGCTCCACAACAAGGAGCAGTTCCCGGTATCATACACTTAGTTCCTTCCCGATCAATAAGAGAACAATCTTCTTCACAGATCTTTAACCTTTCCTTTGCTATAGATTCTACAGCATCCTTTTTAAATATGTTATTCGTGAGTCCTTCCAGGATCTTTTTCCTGTTGGCCCATACTTCTATCAGTTTCTTTGCCATAGCGTAGTTCGTTTATTTTTTTAAGCTTTAACGTTTGTACATCTACTTTCAGCTGCATCGCTTTTACATCATTTAGGTTCTTCTGCATACCAGCAATCACAGCATGTTTCTGGTAGGTCATTCTTTCTGCCGGAATATTAAAGAACCTTTCGTAATCAGCGATCTTCTCAGCTAGTTTTCTCTTCTTGATTTCAAAGTATCCGAAGAAAGGAACTTCTATTCTTGGTTCGGATAAATCTGAAAGGTTTTTTCTCACTTCTTTCCAGAAGAAGTCTACAACATCTCTCACACATTGAGAGTCTATTTCCAACTCTTCTGCTGTTGGTTTAATGTATTCCTGATATCTTTTAGGATTGAACAACATGGCCAAACTTAAAATCAAGTAAGATATTACCTTCAGTAGTGAGCTCCAGTTCAGGGTTTACTTTAACCTTCTTCTTGTTCTTCTTACCATCAGTAAGAACGAATCCTTTCTTACAAAGATCGGTTAAGCAATTACGAACAGTCTGACTGCTCATAAATACTTCTTCGGCGCAAGCGGCTTCACAAAACAGACTTAGCTGTTGTTCACCTTTGATCGCAAGAAATGTAAGACAATCCAACTCTGAGTCACTCATCTTTACCTGATGAAGATAAAAATGAGTGACCAGTTGGAGTTTCACAATCTCCCACAAGCTCAGTCTTGCTTTTTTTTGTACTAGGTTTAATTCTGGCATGTTGGTTTATGCTGACGTTTAGAAATCGATTCCTTCTTCTAATAGTGTGTAGCTGAAAGTGTCGCCATTACCTGCAGCAATATTTTTCTTTCCTAAAGAAAGAACAAAAGCAAGATCTTTTTTATAGCGGTGTACTTGACACATTGCGCTATTCGGTCCTACTTTTGTAGAGTCATATCCATGATGATGGTTACATCCAACCATTCCAGACTCAAGAGTCTTTGGATCAAAGTCCATGATGTTATCCATATTACGATCACGATAGTATGAAACCGGTCCACTTCTTTGACAGAACGCTTCATATTTTCCTTGGTGAAGATCGATCTTCCAGACACCACGATATTGTCCACGAGCCAAAATCCCACAACCTTTCGGGTTAAGGAGCTTCTGTTGCATATAGACGATTCCGGGATCTGTGGTGAACTGATCATCTACCCAGATCATATTTTTACCATTCTCCTGCCAACAGGCAATAAAGAAATCATCCCATCCATCTACTTTACGGTTTAAAGATCTTACACCGATTTGGTTTAGATTCATGTTTCCTGTGAAGAACTTAAAGCCTGCTTTCTCAACAGCAGCTTTTACTTTAGCATACGTGAAATCTTCTTTTTTCATGTTTAAAGTTTTAAGGTTTATTCAGCTGGTTTTTTTTCTACTGGTTGAGTCTGCTCGGGTTGACGTGTAGTTATCTGAGCAATACGGATACGATTGGTCAGGTACTTGTAGCGCTGCTCCTCAATATTAGCGCACAATGTTTCATACTCTAACTCCACTTTAAGAAAAGGTATTTCTTCTGTCATGAACTTAAGATGGTCATTTTTGATTTTGACCATCTCCTCTGGAGTAAGAGGTTTTTTTTCTTCAGCGGCTGTTGTTTCCATGGTATAAATATTTTTGGTTTATCCTTACAAAGATAGACAAAATATTTAAACATACAAGATTTAAACAAAAAAGCCAGACTGGATGGTCTGGCTCTTATATATCTTAGTTTTCCTCTTTCTTGGGATGATGAGTATCATCAGTCCTTTCGATAAGGTTTGCTTCAGGTTGTTTCTTCTCTTCTTCCTTTTTAGGAAAAAGGGATCTCAAAACACTGATCGCTTTAGGGAGATTAATAATAACAATCAACAGCACAGATAATAACGACAACGCTTGAAATAACATAGACATCGCTTCACTAAGGTTCATAGTTCTAAAAGATTCCAATATCCACGCCATAAACAGCAATGCTGCCGACTGAGGCGTATGATTTGAGTCCGGGTTATTTAAGTCGTGTGTCATGGTATTATTTTGTGCTTACGATCAACACTCTTACGTCGACCTTATTGTTTTCAATAATTGCTTGTCCGGTTAATGCTACACCGTATTTATCACAGATGGCTTTAATTTCTACTGCAGCATCTTGTACTGACTTTTGACGAGCAATCTCAAGTGCTTGAGCTGCTTGATCAATGGAAGCACCTGGTACTTCTGCTTTTTTGTCTCCTTTTTCTTCTGTAACTGTATTTTCTGCGTTCGGGTCCATGACTAAAGGTTTAATTGGTTATGTGACAAAGATAATATTATTTTATAATCACAGCACCTTCTGGGTTAAGAAATCTATCATAATCTTGTGGAAAAGCTACTCTAAGTTTTAAGAATGCTTCTTCTAAAACAGCTCTTACTCCAATAGCATATTGACTAACATAATCACTGCAAATGTCACGCCCATCATCAGTAGAAATCTTGAGATTGGTATTGAACTTTCTGTTAAAAAGTTCCTTACCACCGTTCATGAAATCATATTTGATCCACTTAGCATCACTACGTTGTAGAAGAGATTCCATGTGGAAAGCTTTTATATGATCGCTGGCTCTAACTTTAATTAAGCCGAAGTCTCCTCCTTTTTTATACTTCCGGATTCTCCAGGATAATCTATCAGCCTGTACACCACTGGCATTGGAATCTACTATAAAGAGGGCTCCATTTACTTTAACAACAACACCAATATGATTCCAATAAGCTTTATCACAGTTTTGAATCAAAGAAGCCATTAGACCTGTTCCGCGGAAAAGAATAAGGTCACCATGTTCCATAAAAGGTCTTAGCTTTTTATATTTTTCTTCAACAGTAATCATCATTGTGTCTGAATAGTTCTTGTATCTCTATGTAAAGGATATCCTTCTTCTTTATCTAATGGTAGAACTGCTAAGTTTTGAATAGTAGATCTCGTAGGCGCAATGATATAGTTGTTTCCTAAAGAAGCTACAAATCCACTTAGTACAAGTAACTCATTTCTGTACTTAGTATCATAGCTCATTTCCATTATAGGATCTTCTTCTGTACCTACATTTACTAATCCGGCTTCTTCTTGCCATTCTTGTCTTTCAAGATCTGTAAGGGTATATGTTTTTAAAAAGATTTTGTTTTCCTCACCATTTGGATATAACTCACGTTCCCAATAACTAATTATGCAGAATAATACTTTATTCGTTTTATTATCGCAAAGAGTGTTTATACCCGCATACTTTCTTTGTACAGGTGCTCCTTTTCTTGTTTCCGAAAGTGTGATCCACTCATTTACTAATATTGTGTCCATGTTTTATAAATTATTATTTACCCATAAAGCTCTTGCTTGTTGAAATCTAATATCATTTGAGGCATTTGCATCACTCCATTGTGCTGTTATTGTAATATTTTGAGCAGTTGTAGTATCTATTGTTGGTAATGCAACTGCCTGTGGTTTTGTTGCAACACCATTTAAATCAAATATAGCAGAAGATTGAAGCGTTCCTGTTGCACCTGTTGTTCTGCAAGTTAAAGTAGCTAATAATCTAAATAATTGGTCTGTGTTTGCACTCTCAACGGTAACTAATGTAAGTATAGTGGTTCCTGCATATTTAACTCTGACTGTTAATGTATTTGCTCCAGCACCTGAATTGGAAGTATATAAACCACATAGAAATAACTCTATCTGCTTTCCAACGGTTAATTCACTAGCCCCTACGGATGTTGTAAAAACTGTTGTTTCGGTTGTTGTATTTGCAACTTGAATTGTTGCGGAAGAAACAGTTGATCCTTGAACTTGACTTCTTCTTATAGTACTATTAGTGAAGTGTAAAGTACTTCCTATAAGTTCAAATACTCCTTGTTCAGGAGTAGTTAAACCTGCTGCTTGGGTGGTAAGTTTTAGTGGTGCTGAATTAGCCGAAATACCACCTGCTGCTGCATGAATAAGGGCTGTAGGTACGGTTGATCCTCCGAAAAATGCTTTATTTACAAAACTACTTCTTGTAGAGTTCACTGTAAATACAGTTGCATTACTATTTATAGATACTGCCCCCGAAGATATATCTACATAATTAAACCCACCAACCTGAAGTGTATTTGAGGTTGTAGCATTTAACATTGTTTGTGTAGTTGTCCCTGTTAAAGCAGCATTAGTGCTTGCATTAAAATAAATTGCACCGAATCCTGGATTAGCTCCATTATCTCGTACAATTACAGAAGACGTACCAAAGGAATAAGTTGCTGTTGTATTTGTAACTATACACCTATCAACATTAGCAACTCTAAAGTTCATATTAGAACCCGCTGTAGGTGCGTTTACTATAACCGATGTGGCCCCTCCTGTTAGATGATAATTAGTAGGTGATGGCGTAACTGTACTAAAATAAATAGCGGGTGAACTATCGTCTGTTCGATTACCTAAATCTATATAATGAGTTCCTTGTCCAACTCTTAATATTCTTTGATTTGCGGAGGTGGCGTTACCTATATTAACTAAATCGGTAGATCCGATTTGGATCCTTCCTTTTGTAGGATTAGAGGTACTGTTTATAGTCAGAATCTCAGAAGCCGCAGATCCACCAAATATTGATTGTCCTCCTGCTACACCTGTGGAAAGATTATTAGTTATAGTCCCTACAGTATTAGTTAAGCCTGTTGAGAAAGTATAAGAGTTTGCTGCAATGTTTCCGTTAAGTTTTTGAATTGCTGTAAGGATGGTGTCTAGTCCTGTTATGACTCCTGCACCACTAACATATCCGGTTAATGCTTGACCTGTAACGCCTGTATTAACCAAGTATAAACCAGCAATAGCTGATCCATTCCAGGTACCTGTAGTTACTGTTCCTAAAGTAGTTATAGAATTTTGACCCACATAAGCAGCAGAAATATCTATTACGGGTGTGGCTCCTCCTGTAGAGGTTATTCTATTAGCCGTTCCGCTCACAGAAGTTACACTTCCCGTAGCAGTTAACACACCCAGACCGCTTAAACTTAATCCTGAACCGATTGTTATTTCCTCAGCAACACCTAATCCTGCAGTGTATCTTCCTAGTAGCTTATTAGTATTCATAGAAGCGACAACTCCTAATTGACTAACTGTAGCAAAAGGATTTACTCCACTAGGAGATGAGCCACCAATTATAGCTCTATAGTAATCAGTACCTAATAACTGTTTTATATCCGTACCGCCCATGTTGTATTATTAATAAACTACCGTGATCACTAATTCAGTTCCTGTTCCGTCGTAAGTAAAGGTACTTGCAGGAAAAGTATCATCTTCACCACCTGCTGTAAAAGAAAGTTGCTCTCCTTGTTTTATACTTACTCCTAACCAACTACCCGTAACAACTCCTCCGTTATAAACGGATACTGAACGCGCTTCTTGAGCAATTGTTCCTACTCCTGTAGCCCGTATCACTAAAGGCGTTCTTGATACTTTAGTAAATTTTGCATCAAGAGAAGATAAGGTAGCTTCGCTAGATCTAGTTGATAAAGCAACATCTATGTTATCAGTCTTTGCTCTGATTAAAGCAAGAGTTGCTTCTGTAGCTCTAGTTGATAAAGCTACATCAAGGTTGTCTGTTTTGGCTTTTATTAAAGCTAGTGTAGCTTCTGTAGCTCTGGTTGAAAGATTTACATCTAACTTAGCGGTATCTAACTTAATGTTATCGAGTACCCCTTTTATAAGGAGAAGTGTCCCTTCTGTAGCAAAATTTGTAGCGGTAAATGCCGCATTTAAAGCAGCCAATGTTAGTTCAGATGCACGAGTAGAAAGATTAACATCCACACTTGCATTTAAAGCGATAATTTGAGTTAGAATATCAGCAAGTACATACTGGGGATTTACAAGTTCTAAAGGTCCTATAGGAACCACAACAGCCCCTGTGGCATCGTAATACACAGGAGGATCGAAACCGTGTGTAACAGTATTCCAAACTCTTACTTGCAAGTAAGTTGGACAGTTAGCCGGACAAGCTGGATTTCCTAAATCAGATACTAAATTTTGTTCGTATTCCTGACCGTTCTGTAAAGCAACTAATACACTTTGAAGTGTTGCTTCAGTAGCTAATCCTCCAGGAGGTACTAAGCTAGCTACAGCCATCTCGATTTGATTGAGAAGCTGTAAGTTCCTAAATTGGAACGGGAAGTTGTTTCCTTTATTCCCTTGTGTTTTTGTGTTACCTGCGCTCATGGCTTATGGTATTAAGTAATAAATATTAAACAGCCTTAGCTTTTACTAAGTCTATAAATGCTGTTACTATAGCTTGTTCCTGTACAGTAAGTGAAGTTGCTTCAAACTCAGCTATTGCTATAGCTGTTGGTTCATTTAAAACCAATGCTACATCTAACTTTTCTTCAGCTCCTTCGCTTGCGATTTTTTTTACTACGATGGTCATGATATTTGCTTTTATATATTAGTTTATACTTTCGGTATTCTTGATACAGTCACACCTTGCCAGAAAGTGTAGAATCCTAATTCTTCTGTAACGTTAGCCGATTCTATACCGTTTGCTGTAACTGTTCCTAAATATTGAATCACTTGATTTCCGGAAGGCTGATCCACATATATTGTAGGAGCTGTTCCAGCATTTCCTGTTACAGGATCTGATAAAAGAACTACGCTTTTCAGAAGAGTTTTTATTAAACCTGCTGAACTGATTCCATTTGGACCAACTTGTACTGCATAACTTGTACCTGATACAGAAGCCTCGTTCGTAACCGTTGATTCTTCAATCATTACAAGGCCTCTTACAGCCCAAATAGCTCCACCAGCAAGTCTGTTCCCAAATACGTTTGCATTTCGGACGATTACCTCAGCAGAAGCATTATCTACTAAGATTGCTGATTGGTTCTGAGCAGGAGGATTGCTTTTTACAGTTCCTTGGATACTCACACGACTACCACCTGTAATGTAATAAGGGAAAGAACTTCCTGTACATTCGATATCAGCTTCTGAGTTTATGGTTCCTGCAGGTGATTGAGATGTTGTAATTACACCAACAGCTGCCGGTGCACTTGAAGTACTGTTGATCTTACCTTTTACACGAATCTTGTAATTTTGACTTGTTCCAAGTTGTACCTGGAATAAACCACCGCGTGTGATATTCATCACTTCGATATCAAAAGTAGATTCATCTGTTGATGCAGAAAGAGCACTAAATACAAATCCTGGGAATGATGGAGTATCCCAGTTTGCTTTATTACACTTGAATTTCAAGATTGGCGCTTCTGCTGTAAAGAAACCTGCAGCACTAACCGTATTAAAGTTACAAACATTAACATCGATGTTGAACTTCATGAAACCACGAGCGAAACAAATACCATTACCTGCAGTAATATTGAATGTATCAACAAAGATGTTGAAAGTTTTATTACCTGCTGGATCTGTAGCATCAATGGTATTGTTCATACTAAAAGTACCTTCACCATAAATAGTGAAAGAGTCTCCTGTATTTCCAGTAATTGCACCAGGAGTCCATATCCAAGTAAGAGTCGCACCTTTCATGATTTCAATGGCTCCACCGTTTCTGAATATCTGACCACCGTTCCAAGTATAAGCAGATCCGGGTAAAAGAATAATGGTATCGTTTTGTGCAGCTGCAGCATGAGCTGCGTTATAAGTAAGAAACGCGTATTTTTGATCGTATAGATTAGCAGCTGCTAAAGCATTGTTACCATTAATACCATCAACATAAATAACCTTTCTCATGATAGAAAGATTAATATTAACCTCCGTCTTACCCGCATTATCGAATACAGAAACCATATTACCGGTAAAGTTCAAAGAAGTTCTTTGTGTTCCTAAAGGAACCCCTTCATCTTCTATGATATGAGCTCCTGCTATAGTTACCAAAGTTTTACCACCGGTATCAGTAACAGCAACACCAGCACCCACGAAATTCATGATAGGACGGCTGATTAAAGCAACACCTTCATCTTCTATAGCATGACCACCAGCTGCGATAGTAATTGTCGTTTTACCTCCAATATCAGAAGTAGTTACTCCAGTACCAACAAAATTCATTGTTGTTCTTTGTGGAAGAGTTATACCTTCATCTTGTACAAAAGTATATCCGTTTCCAACTGAAGAGAAAAAATCCGCTACACTTATAACGAACTCTTCATAACCTCTTCCACTACGATTTTTACTTATTTTTTTACCTATGATTAACAGGTCATCTGCAGCAACAATATCAGAAGCTTGTAAGATTCTTTGTTGTGCTACCCATGCTGTAAAGTTTATTGAATCCATGAAGTAGTCTGTTTATACTAATATAAACAAAAGATGCGAAAGAACCAAACATTGAGGAGAGAAAGTTAGCCGACGCGGACTCGAACCACGATTTGTTGGATCAAAACCAACCGTTCTGCCATTAAACTATAGGCTAATAAGTAGTCTCCAAGCGACTCGAACGCTTATTTTTAGATCCGTAGTCTAATGTCCTATCCGTTGGACGAGGAAACTATTTATAAGATGGGAGGCCAACTGAGACTCGAACTCAGATATCCGGCATCACAAGCCAGTGTTCTACCCTTAAACTAAAGACCCCACATCTTATTAAAAGAGCCGAAAATAGGATTCGAACCTACAAACCTCCTGTTTACAAAACAGGAGCTCTACCGTTGAGCTATTTCGGCTTATGTATTCCCGACGAGGATCGAACTCGTATCAGTGCCGTGAAAGGGCTCTATCCTAACCATTAGAAGACAGGAACATTTAAAAGGACCGCAGAGAACCTGGTATTATATTCTCTGCTTTTTATCAGGCACTCATTAATCCTTTTGTTGCGGGAGCTGGATTCGAACCAGCGATGTTGAGGTTATGAGTCTCACGAGGACGGCCGCTCCTCTACCCCGCATTATATTTCTTGTGCGCCCTGCCGGAATCGAACCTGCACCCTTGACATTATGAGTGTCCTGCTCCGCCTTTGAGCTAAGGGCGCTTGTCTCTCCGACAAGACTCGAACTTGTAATCTGCTGCTTAGAAGGCAGCTGCTTCATCCAATTAAGCTACGGAGAGAAATCTTTTTAAAGTTCCCCTGCCAAGAATCGAACTTGGATCTTACGGTTAAAAGCCGCAAGCTCTACCATTGAGCTACAAAGGAATAGTGATTAGGATCTTATCCTAACCTTTATTGCTTTGTATCTCTTTAGTGTAAACATTACAAGTTTAAATTATCATCGTTTATGTACCAAAAGAGAGATTCGAACTCCCGACCTTATCCTTGTAAGGGATCTGCTCTGAACCAACTGAGCTATTCTGGTATTATGTTCACACGGCTGGATTCGAACCGACATCCGCCACATTATCAGTGTGGTGCTCCACCGTTGAGCTACGTGTGAATATTTCTGCTACTCCTGGAGGGATTGAACCTACGACCTTTGCCTTAACAGGGCACTGCTCTACCGCTGAGCTAAGGAGTAATAAAATAAGGAACTGTCTTACCGTTAAACGATACATCGGCTTTCGCTGATGCAATAGGATTCGAACCTATATCCATTCCTCTTGCAGCTCGTAGGGGATTTGAACCCCTGATCTCCGCAGTGACAGTGCGGCGTCCACTCCAGACTGGACCGACAAGCTAAATTGCTTTGGAAAAATACTACTTCAAGACAACGAAGCTTTTGCAAACATAACCCTCGATAGTGTAGGGTCAGGGCCTTTAACCCTTCTTCATTCAATCCAGATTTTCTATCATCCAGACCTTGAGATCTTCATATTTTTCCCGGCGTACCTTTCGCGGAGGTCTACCGTTTGGAGCAGGAAGCGAGGCTCGAACTCGCTCTAGTCCAGATTGGAAGTCTGGTGCACCACCTGTTATGCGTTTCCTGCTTTTTGTTTATAGTGCAAATCTCTATGACAATTCGCACATAGAACTATGCATTTTTTAATCTCTTCTTCGATTTTCTTTTTGTTACCTTTTTTGGCAAGAAAAGAAATCTCTCCTTCCTTTTTTGAAGGATCTGTATGATGAAATTCTAAAACCCAAAATCTATCTTCAGAACATTGTTCACAAGACAATCCTTTTTTGTACTCAGTAAGCCAATCTCTCAAAGAACGTCTATTTACACTGGCTTTCTTAATGTATTTTACCCTATTGTTTTCATAATGCTCTTTTCTATATTTACTATGACACTCTTTACAAGAGCTCTGTAAATAAGGTTTTTTTCTATCCTTCCTAATGCTGAACTTATCAGCAGGAAGATTTTCTTTACACGTACAACATATCTTATTCATACAACAAAGATACATCTATTTTTTGTCCTTCCAAACTTATTTTTGCTTGGAAGGCTGACGCTCTACCGAATGAGCTATTCCTGCTAATGTGTCTCTCCTATGTGCTACTGCATTCCGGTCCCAGGTTCGGCGCTTAAGGCTTGGTATGTGCCAGGTCACCCAGAGAGAATTTTTTTTACATGTGGACCGTAAGGGACTTGAACCCCTGTGTTCTTCCTTGCAAAGGAAGTGCGCTCGCCTATCTCCGCCAACAGCCCATTATTAAAGAACGATTTATTAATGTCGAGATAGCAGGGTTCGAACCTACGTTCTCCTGGTCCCAAACCAGGCGCGATACCGACTTCGCCATATCTCGTTATTTTAAAGAACAAAAAAAAAGCCCCTGAGATTATCAGAGGCTTTTCGCTATATTTTGAGTTATGACTTTCGTGTTATAATTCAAATACTGCATATAAAGCCTCCGGGCATAACGGTTCAACCCCGTCTCTGCGCGTAATCATGGCTTTCGCCACTTGATTTGCTATATGTTGTACTTGTTTCATCGTGGCAAATGTACTGTAAGTTTTTGAGCTACCAAAAAAATCTTTTGTATGTTAGTATAACTTTGTGAAAATCAGCCAAATATTTTTCTTAGTGCTTCGAGTTTCTGTTGAAATAATACCCAAGAACGAAGAGTAAGATCATTCTTAGATTAGTAATCGTAGCTGCATCAGCACCTCGAATCTCAAGATAGGCATAGGTTACAACGAATATCAGTGTAATGAGATTCATGAAAAGTTCTCTCCATACTATGATCCTCGTAGGATGCATGTGTGTAGTAAAAAACCATTTTAGAAAATCTCCCATCTTCTAATATACAAAAAAATCTTGAAAGTAGTACTCCAGGCGGGACTTGAACCCGCACCAATTAAGACAGGATTTTAAGTCCTGCGCGGCTACCGTTACGCCACTGGAGCATTTCCTGTTTCTGTCTACTTTATGAACCTACAGGAGGAGGCATCCTCATAACCTTCGGACAGATAAGTTAGTATTTGAATACGTCAAACATACTGATACCTTTGTAACCCTTTTGTAAGTGAATGATGCATGTTTGAATGCGTGCATATTCAAAGGTCTTACGTGGTAAAGAAGTAACAGATTTGATACCATAAGCTTCTAAAGCCTGCAGTCTACGATCACTATCTGTTAATGTAAACCATGGCATGAGGGCAATCACATTATCACTCATCTTCATGCACTCCAGTAAAAAGTAATAACCCAGACGCATTCCCTTGTTCTCCTTAAGTTCAGCCGGCGCATTATCCATGAACCCACTCTTATCCGAGAATGGTGGATTCATAACAACAGCATCATAGCGCTTACTCCTATCCAGGAGAAAGAAAATCATCTGCAGCAGTTACTTCATAATCTCCAAGTCTGGAGACAATATTTCCTAATCCGGGAGAAGGTTCTAGTACAGTTTTTGCACCTATTGGAATCATACTGATCATGTGGTCAACTACCGGTAACGGAGTCTGAAAATTTGGATCTATTATCATGTTGGTTTATTGAACCACAAAGATATCAGAATATTTCAAAGAACAGAAGTTTAAACCAAAATAGTTTAAACATTTTATTGTACCCATGGAGGGAGTCGAACCCTCAAAACTCTTGATCCTAAGTCAAGCGACTTTGCCGTTTGCCCACACAGGTATTTGCAGAAGATAGTGGCCCTGATCCACAGTCACAATAGCGACCAGACAGCTTAGCAGGCTGCTCCTACCCGAGTAGGTTTATCTTCTATAGAGGAACTAGTTTGATTCGAACAAACGTAACCAGTTTTGCAGACCGGGGACTAAACCACTCATCCATAGTTCCATTTGCACGAGTAGAAAGATTCGAACTTCCGTCAACAGTTTTGGAGACTGCTGTGCTAGCCACTGCACCATACTCGTATTTAATTTTGCGGAAGATATAGGAGTCGAACCCTGTCCATAGGACCGCGCCGGTGTTCAAGACCGGATGTGCACCATCGCACGCTATCTTCCTTATGTGAGAGTAAATGGATTCGAACCATTTGTGTTTCCTTGTACTGGTGTTACAGACCAGTGCTAATCCACCTTCTTAGCAGTACTCCCATTCTGTGAGACTAACCGGAATCGAACCAGTGCGGCGGGATCTTCAATCCCGTGCTCTACCTGCTGAGCTATAGTCCCAAATAAAAAAATCCCTGAGTTGGCGTACTCAGGGATTCTTGTTCAAATGTTTTCTGTTGCGTAACAAAACATTATTCAATAGTCTTCCCTGAGCCATCTTTCGACGACCACAAGCAATAACTAAAGAGTAATAGCATTTTCATAGGACAAATGTAATAAGAGTTTTTGAACTGTGCAAATATTATTTCTTTTTTCTAAAGATCCTGTTATAACATACAGAGAATACAGTATTCCATAGAATGCCGAATAATATAAAAAGCCCTATTGTTACCTTTACGCAACCTATTTGCGTAGTTAAAAGGTAAGGATTTTTAACAGCTGACTAGTGCAGAGATAATATTGTCACGCAACAACATACAATCATCAGACTCTTAAAGAAATGCCAAGCATCTGTAAAAGCTACAGGGTAATCAAAGATCCAAAGTTTTCGGATACTCTTTGTACTATCGCGATCCACATATTTATTCCGCCAACTTATCGCCGGATCCCAGAACATACGGTCCTTATTTTTGAAGATACTTGTATCAAAGTGATGTACCAGAGTATCCATTATGGCATTGCACATTGCGGCAAGGATCCATAATATAAGCGCTACTATCATAACTTATCCTTCATGTCTTGCCAGAACTTATAAAAGCCCTTGTAGATTATTACTAGGCAAGCTAATCCGGGAATACCGTAAGCTACCGCAATAGTCCAAGGTTCTTCAAACTCATCTAGCTGATAAGTAATTAGTCCCATAAACAATAGGTCCAAAATGAATACCTGGATGTAATGGTTTCCCCACATTAGATCGAACCATTTTCTGAACTGTGTTTTTGTTTTCATGTTTATTTTATTTTAGGTTTACGCATTTTCTCCAGACATTGCCTCATGATGTGAGTATGAAGGTATGCCTCCGCCTCATGCTCCTTATTCCTATCCAGTATATCCGGAAGATGGAACTGGCAGATATGCAGGCACTCATGAGCGAGTATTACCATGTGCTCATCAGAGAAGTCAAATTCCTGAAGTATGATATAATACAAGTACCTGGTACCAAACTTCGGATGAGTAAGTTCACGACGGAGACCGAAGAACTTTCCATTATTAAGAAGCCTCTCATCGCCCTGGATACCAAAGAGCCAAAGTTCAAGCCCACTAGGATCCTTTTCCCAGTTACCGGTTTTATAATTTTTCTGTAGCTGTTTGATGAGCTCATCATAAGTATGACCAACGGATAAGAGAATGAGTCCCGGGAAAGAACCCATGTTGAGAAACTCTATAAGTTTTAGTTTCTTCTTTTTCATATAAAGTTGGCTTTATTAAATCGAATGACGTAATGAGATTTGCATTCAAGATTATAATTACCGATCGACGGTGATAGAGAGATAATCTCCTTACCCCCAGACAAGATCCACTGATCCGAATCCAATGGGGTAACTACCTCATGACCGCAGCCGCAGAAACATAGATGAGAAGCTACCTCATTATGCTCAGATATATAGAACACCTTCTCTTCCATATCCTCCACAGAAGGAATCAAGGAAACATACTTAGGTGTAATAAGCACAGTCTTAATTGTTTTCATACTATTGGTTATTGCTGACAGGCAAAGATAATAAATCTAGGTATAACTCGCAATAGCGTTTATCACATCAGCTTCACTCTTAAGCCATCCGTGGTTAATGGCATTTAGTAAAAATTTCTCAATGTGTACAATTTGTTTGAGCTCTGCAGCACTTGCCAGGTTTCTCATTCCTTTGATATGTTGACCGAATACTTTATTATTTAGTGTAATGTAAACATTTCGATAAGTGTCTGCCGTTGCCTTACCTCCAAGCATTGCACATAAAGCTCCGTTTAAAGGCTTTGTCTCAGCCCCCGCTTCAATCCTATCAAAGATTAAACTATCAGTAAGCCAGATAACAACCTTAGCATAAATCATAGGATTAAGTTCCATAGCCAAAAGAACCCAGATATAAGGATCAGCCATTACTGTTTTGTTAGTTCCTCTTCCAGTAGTTTTCCAAACATCAAGACCTTTCATCACACTTGTAATCCCTTCTTTATCAACCATCTCCATAAAACTAAGAATCGTTAGTTTTACCAGACCTCGCTCATAGAGCAGAAAGTAGAGTCTTTCTTTGAAATCGGTTGTTTGCATAACAGAACTTATTTCTCTGTCACTCCACCCATGTTGCCAACGAGCTTTCTCATAAGCTTTTTGAAGATCGGTTACTGATAAAAAAGCAGGGTTAGTTCCCTGTCTGATTGTAACACCGAACAACTCCCTGTCGGTGCTTCTCATGGTTACGTTTGTAGTCATGCGGTAAAACTACGTAAAAAGTTTTATCTGTGCAAGTTTACGGGTACAGAAAATATTGTGGATATGTCTGCGTGATGGGTCCCCCTCTACGACCCCCGGGCCTCGCGACGCTCGACCCCTACCCCCGGGTGTCTTTTCCCGAGTCATCTTTTTTCCGGAGAATCTTGCAAAAAGAAAGTCTAGCTGAAAACAAAGCTTGCCTGTCTGACCCTTTTCTACCTATAAATATTGTTTAACTTAATACTTTGTTAGTCATGACAACAACAGTGATCAATGGAAACCTTGTGCCAGTGGAAATGCGACACAGCACAGCTAAAGGTTTATTAATGCGCATCTACGGTAACGGCGTAGACAATGCTCCAACAGACATAGTCTTCATGCGTGATTCGCATGTTGGTAGAGTCGACATCGAGCCAATACGTAACGAGGAATATCGTATGTACGATTTCCATCATCAATAAAGTATAAGGGGCTCATGGTGTGCCCCTTATCTTTTTCTTACATATAACGCGGCTGTCTGACCCTTTACTAACCTTGTATTAACCAATAAAAACCATACAACATGTTAAAAGCAACTTACAAATCGTCTTACACTAAAGAAGGTGTAACTCGTCACGTTTACGTAGTAACAGGAACAGCTGAAGAGATCGCTAAATACAAAGCGATTAAAGAAGCTGAAATCGGTAAGGCTGTTGCCTGCGATGAGATCAGCGGTAACCCGTTGTACATCACCACATTCCTTGATCAGAACACCCTTGAGTTGGACTTGTCTAAAGCAGACAAGTACTACGCAGTAGGATGTCCGAGACTCAAGTTACTACGTGACAAGAAGAATGCGTTGGAAGCATCGAAAGGTTCTGATCGTGAGATCGGACGCATCGAGGATCGTATCCTTGATCGTGAGCTTGAGATCGCAGACAGTCGTCCTCGTAAATCAGCTGTTCAGCAGAACGTTGAGGCACCAGGTACTAACCTGTAATTGATTGGAACCTTCGGGTTCCTTTCTTTTTTTTAAAACTACGACGAGTAAAGAGATTAACACTCGTCTACCTGACTGCTAATTACACGCTCCCTCGAATCAACTCTTCAATCTTATTCATAATCTCGGGTTTTTCTTTAACAAGGTTTATAAGTTGAGTAATCTGAGGTTTGATTGAAGGGTTACAATAAACACTGTTGGACGAAATCTCACTACAAACAGAGTAATTATATAATGAATAACCTTCGTTCAGATACTTGATCATCGTTTTATCTTCGCATCTTAACAGCTCATCAGATGAAGGACTATCCATCTCCCAATACTGTAAGAACTCAAAAGCTTTAAGACCATGTTTTTCTTTATGTTCTATCATTCTAGTGTACACGTTGTTCCTGCTTTTCTTACCGGCTTTGATGGTTGATTTATGATGCTTAAGTCTACCTTCCATATTCCTTGATTGACCGACATAGACACTTCTCTCTGTTTCGCAGAGTATGATATATATACCGATTTTAAAGTTATTGGGTCTGAACAAAGAATGAATAGGGGAGACCTTCGCTTCCTTGGCTGGTAATAACTCAACAGTAATCTCTTTATCCGCTGACTCTTTATACATTGTTCCTTTGCCTGGATTATTCTTAATCCACTCAGCATCTCTTTGTTTCCAAACGTATCCTTTCATTGGTTAATATTTTTAACAAAGATAGGTTAAAGTTTTTAACTATACAACATTCTCTCTAAATAACGCGTTATATAGTGTGCTGTCGAGTAAACTCTCTCCTGTCAACCCTCTATTGGTAGTAAGGAGATAGCCGGCGAGTTCATCTCTTAACCGTGCTGACGTTTCAACGTCCTCGTGATAGCGTGTGTTTACACGTGCTATCTTAACGCCGTTCTCCTGTCAACCCTTTTTTGATATTGCGGTTCGGAGATAGGACTCTCCGTGTAATCGCATAAGACACAATCGTTTAACAATTAAAACACAGAATCATGTTAAAAACTAAATTCGTAGGACCGTACTACAGAAAAGGTACAGGTACAATCGGCTTCAAGTATGAAGTAACGGGAACAGCAGAAGAAATTGCAGCTTACAAAGCAGCTAAAGGAACGTTCTATCGCGAAGACGAGAAAACCGGGAAACCATTGCACTTCGCTGCTAACGGTTATGAAGGACAATCTCGTGAGCTTGACGTTACTGAGACCGGTGTATTCGTGAAGGATAACCGCGTGAGTATCGTTAAGAACTTAATCCGTAGTACATCGGATCCTATTGATCGTGAGATCCTTATGGACGAGTACAAAGGCTTAAAGTCTGCAGAGACTCGTGAGTTAATGAGCATCATGGAGAACTTAAACAAGGTGGGTGCAGCCCAAGAAGTTGAAGCTCCAGGAGCAAACCTTTAATAGGTAACAGAAGCAGGGTATCGTAAGGTACTCTGCTTTCTTTTTATCATGTTTCACACGATGTTCCACGCATAATGGACTCGTAATCATGCTGTTATGTGTAATGTTTCACGTGGAACATATTGTTTCACGGACAGAAGAGACAGTGTTCGAAACACTCTCCCTCTTTCCTTACCTTACTCTCACCATGAAAATCCATCACTATCTTGCCTCACCCGCAATACATAGCTACAATAACTACCAATCTATCTCTTACACGATCTTTTACGTTTGTTACTATACTCTCTGCTATAAGTAGAACTACTCCTGATATAATCTCTCTATGTATATAGGGATATTGGATAAAGAGAAGCAGAGTATGGATGACGACGGCCAGATCAACCAACCACAACCAACTCCCATTAAAGCATTGACACCATGAACTCAAATAATTATAGTGCTGCAGTTCACAGAGAACTCAAGGCGCGTATGCACAAAGAACAACCAACTACCAAACAATCAAAACACATTGCAGAAGTCATTATCGGAATAGCAATACTCGCTATCATAACTGTTACTGCTATCATCATAACCTAACCATTGTAAAACAATACTTATTAAAAAGTTGACCTGGTAGTAAGATGACACGCGTGTCATTGAGCGATGTATCCGAGCAATGTGGGTTCAACTCCCATGCAGGTCACAAATGGGGTGTTAGCTCAGATGGAATCATGGGAACTCGAGATAACTCATGACTAAGGGTAGAGCAGCGGCTTGTCAGCAGACGCGGGTTCGAGGCCCGTACACTCCACAATCAAATTAACCATTAATAACCAAAATCATGCACCACTCAAATAAAGGAAAAAACAAAATCACGTTTGAAGTATCCCAGAGAATCAAAAATCTAAAGGGAGAGCTTCCGAAAGTACCACTCTTTAACCCTGACGGTCGATCTGTAGTGACAGTACCCAGAATGCGACAAGTAACGGGTAAAGATCTTATTGCACAAGGAGTATTTAAACTCGATAATGGTGCAAAGGTGTATGAAAATACAAATTACCGACAAAGCTTTCGTGAGGTGCAATATGTAAATCACGAGGTAAGACTTACTGAAGCTTACCGTAATGGTGGTGAACCAGGTTTACAAGCATATATCGATGGGGTAAAGAGCTTCGATGAAAAGATGAAGGCAGCTGAATCTGTGGCACATGATGTACCGCAGCCGGCTGAATCACAACCAGAAGAAAAACAATAACAAAAGAAAAGCAGAGGATGAATTTGGTTGGGTGAAGAAATATAGCCCGTAGAACTACAAGTACGCTTATATATGGAGAAATCCTAACCTGCTTCTTTTATATTATTAATCATCTGCTAAAGGTAAACAGTAAATGTCTGTCAGAGAAGACCTAAACCACCTTTACAGTACTGCTAAGAGTACGTTGTTTATTGTAAGGCATCTTTGCTACAGAAAACAGACCTAAGACGTGATGGTATTCGTATAGTCACGGAAGTAACATGGCAGTGTGAACCTTGTATCATAAGAAGAAACCGGTACTAACAAGGAAGGTGTTCCACTTAGAAATGGACAGATGATTATACTTATTCCAGTACCCGTGTTGATCCGAGCGGGTTGAAAGGCCCAGTGGATATCGGATCCTAATGCATCATTTCTCATTCCCAAGGTGAGACATTTATAAGTGAGTAGTATATTGACCTCTTGTATCACTTCGGTGATCAACGCCCATGACTGGCGAAAGCCTCTATACTTGAATGCAGAGGGAACATACAGGTTTGGTCATTCCTGAAAGGATCTTAAAAAAGATGACCAATAATGTACCATAACCTTCTTCCCAAGGGAGGGCAGTTATAATAAGTTTAGGTCAAAAAACCTAGATGACCACGCAATAGAGGGTTCTTATTATAACTGAGTACAGAGGGACAAAACAAAGAACCATGAAAAACGTTATTAACAAACACTACGCTAAACTACGATCTACTATTCTCAGGAAGAAGAAATCTGTAGTGAAAAAAAAGAACTGGGAAGTTCGTATTTGCAAACATAACCTGCAGTTTATCGGCTTGAAAGATTGGAAGCAAGAATACAATGGTGAACTTGAGTCAGTATTGTTCTCTTCTGGAAAGATCAAGGAGTTCGATGAAACACAGTTTGCATTGTGGTTAAACACTTTGCCTTCTGGAGCACGCTATCGTGTAAGAAGACGACTGCTTGATGGAACTGACAAAGCGAAAGCTAAGTGGGGTAACATGGGTACATGGTTCTTGAACTGGGAGAAATTCAAGGTTGACGCTCAATCAGAACAACGTGTTCTTGAAGAGAAAGTTCGCCAGGGAGATACTTCTGAAGAAACGAAAGAGAAGCTTATAAAAGTGAAGAAGGAAGCAAAGGTTAACACTGGAGCAGAGGATCTCTTTACCCTATTTGGCAAGCTAACCGGAGGAAAGACGACAGTGGATGAGTTTAACACTAATGCACAATCAATCCTTGATAAGGTGAAATTCGAAGTACCGGTACTTGTTATCGCTGATAGATCATCTTCAATGATGAGTAACAGTGGTGGATTACCTATCAAGATGGCTCAGTTGGTAACAACTCTGACTATGTTGAAGAATCCATCTGACGAGATCGATAACTTCTTGGTAACCTTTGGTAGCGAATCTGACTTCTATACTGATCGTAGTGTAGGTGTTGATCGTCCAAATCGTTTCATGAAAGGAAGTAGTAAGGTGATTAATCAGATCATTAACAGAGAAGCTGATTTCCTTACAAACCTTAATACGGTAAGTATGATTGTTCGTGCAATGAATGAAGGAACACACTTCAACACTGTATCAAGAGCATTCAAGAAATGGATGGATGCTGCTACTGATGATGTAGATCGTCAGTTACGCAGAGAAGCTATCCAAGCTTACCCGGTATTCCTTGTAGTAAGTGATGGTGATCTAAACAACGGTCGTACAGCGACAGAATCTATGGCACAATTTCAACATGAAATGCTGCAGTGGTTCGGATGGTCTGGTGTAGTTGTAGTATGGAACGTAAGTTCTCATGTTACCAACTCAACAGATTACTTTGCTGGCTTAGCCAATGTTATCCACTATTATGGATACAATGCTGGTATCATAAATACTATCTTCACAAAGATCCATGATTTGGATGTGATAGATATTTTCACACCGTTGAAGAGCATCTTTGAGAGCAATCGTTATGAACTTTTAAGACATAAAACACTTTAAAATTCAAAACACAAGCTTTAAAAAAAAGGACCCATTTTTTTATTAAAAATAAAAAAATTAAAAAATAAAAAA